ACCTTCGTGTCGATGCTAGGGGGCACATTATCGCAGTTCTGATGGACGATGGGGTTTGGTACGACCTGAATGGCAAGGCTTTGGCCGCGTGATTCCGGAGTTGTGTGGGGAGGTTGACATATAATCCAGGTGTACGATGCACAAGCACAAGGAGGTTTCGCAATGTACTCGAAAGTCAAGTTGGTCGTGTGGGTGTTTTTTGCCCTCACCGTACCCACACTCTTTCTTATGATAGCACAGTGTGTGAGGGTTATCGTTGGTTTACCGAGGATGAATGCTGGTTCCTGTCAGTTGGCGTTGGATGTTGCACAAAAAAGTCTTGTCACCTCCTTGTTCGTCCTGTGCGTGTGCGTGTTCATGCTTGTCCTGCTTTGGCCTTTCCGCATTGGGTCGCGGAAGGTTACGCACCAAGCAACCACTCCTCCTAGTGTTTAACCTAATGGGGTAATCAGTTGGCCCTGGGTGTGTGGCACACAAACGTAAGGAGGTCAGCTATGTACCCGAAGGTTAAAGGGAAGAGCATCTTCCTCTCGTACCTCCTGTGGTTGGGGTGTGCAGTCGGTTTGTGTGGTCTCCACAGGTTGTACACCGGGAGGACCTTTACCGGTTTCCTGTGGTTGTTCACCTTGGGTCTCCTCGGGGTGGGTCAACTGGTGGACGTGTTCTGGGTTCCCCATATGGCGCTCTACCCAAAACCCACCAATCCGTATGTGGTGGCGGGTGCTGTTGGTGGATGGGCACTCGCGAGGCACCAGATCAAGGAACAACGTGAGAGATACGAGAGGGAGAGACAACACAAGGAACTCTTGGGTACCATCTCTAGTCTCCGGTCCGAGGTCGAGCGGTTACGCGGGTGAACCCGAATGTAGTGTGGGTGGTGGATAGGTGATGGTGCGCTACATCACAATTGACCTGGAAGGTTATATCCTGTCGGTGGGGTTTGAGGATGGGGTGGTCGTTGTTCTGGACCATCGAAACGGGCACTACTGTTCCGTGAGTGAGTCCGGACGTGAAAAAGACTAGGTTGGCTGTCTGTGAGGCATGCACACACTACGCGAACCGGAGGTGTGAGTTCTACACTCGGTGCTGTGTAGGGTTCCAGACCTACCTCCTCAAACCTTTCGCTGTGTGCTTGTTAGGTCTCCGAGAGAGGGTTCCAAAGTGGACCGCCTCCACACCCATTAGGAGAGTAGGATGAAACTTCTCAACGCGGATACCTCGCCTAAGGTGAGGTGCACAGGTGGTGCGAAACCCGAGCTGTTCGAGTTCACTGTTAGGGACCGCAGGTTCGTGTACGACTGCAACTCGATGGTCTTAGCACAACTCGAACCTGGTGAGAACCCCAAAAACCACCCACCCGACCTCGTCCTCGGGGTGGAGTACCGACCTGTGTTCCCCTGTTACAGGCTCTCCTCGTGCAGGTATCTCGTCATCGAGGCTTGTCACGCGTGTAACCTTCGATGCGATTATTGCCTGGTCCGGGCATATTACCCTGGTGTGGACATGATGTCGTTCGACACCGCGAGGTCCGCGATCGACTACCTCTTCCCGAATGTGGAGGCAGCTAAGGGTGGGAGTATCGGGTTCTTCGGTGGTGAACCACTCTTGAACTGGCGGACGATCGTGGACGTCGTCAGGTACTTCGAGGGGAGGACCTTCCCCGCTCAACCACACTTCCACATCACCACCAACGGGACGTTGTTCTCGAAGGACAAGTTGGCGTTCTTGAGGGGTAGGAGGTTCTCCTTCATCGTGTCCCTCGACGGACCCGAACACGTCCACGACAGGCACCGGAAGGACGCGAACGGGAGGGGTTCCTTCAAGGACGTTCTCGAGGGATTGAGGCTCCTCAGGCAGGAACAGTTCACGGGGTCCATCACCCTCAGAGCGACCTACACCAAGGACACCGCTGGCGAGATGCTCGACGTCGCGAAGTTCTTGAACCAACTCGTCTGGGATGGGTTCGGGAACCACGTGTCCATCGAACCCTCCTTCCTCACGGAGTCCCTGTGCGTCGACCCCAATGCCTCCAAGGTCACCATTACCCAGGAGGACCTCCTGATGTTGGAGGACCAGTACCTAAAGGTGGCGGATTGGTTTGTCGAGCAGATCCAACTGGGTCGGAAACCCGTGTTCCACAACATCACCAAGACCCTCGAGAGACTCCTCTATTGTATCCACAGTGGAACTGAATGTGGGGCAGGTGTGGGATACGTGTCGGTGAATTCCAAAGGGGACACTTTCGCCTGCCACCGGGAGCAGTCCTCGTTGATTGGGAACGTGTTCCGGGGTGGTCTCGACGAGGAACTCAGGGCGAAGTGGTTGGACAACAGGATCTACTTACGGAAGGGGTGCATGCAGTGTCCCGTGAGGTTTTCTTGCGGTGGTGGTTGCAGGGAGGAGAGTCTCGGGGTGCACGGTGACATATCCGCCCCGGTTGCCACTCAGTGCGCACTCCGTTTCATCTGGCTCAAGGCTGCCGCGTGGATCATGTCCAACCTCCCTCCGACTGACCTAACCCGTATTGTTCCGAAGCCAAGGGCGTTGACGCCTCAGGGGCGTAAACCAATGGGTGAGCAGAAGTGAGAGACCAAGAGGGCGTCATCTTGTTGAGGGAGGCGGGTGGGTACGGTGACGTAATCTGCCTCGGTGCTGCTGCTCTCGCGATCAAACTCGCTCACCCCCATTGGCGTGTGATCGTATACACACCTCAACCGTTTGTCGACACCGCGAGCCACCTGGTGGGTGTCGATGAGGTGTGGAGCCTCGGTTTCCTGGAGGACGTTCGGAGGACTCGTAGGGGGAGGTGCGACCCCCTCGACCCCACCAAGTACCCATACCTGAAGTCGATCCTGGACAGAGGTTACCCTGTGGTAGACGAGTACTGTCCAGCATTCCAGTACGAGGCAACGTGTGTGGGTGAACTGTTGTTCAACCGTCCTCAGGTGTTCGCCCGGACTGGGGGTGTGGAGGACGTTTCGCGCGCGTGTCCGCAGTGGCGTGTTTCCGAAGACGAGATGAGGTGCGCACGAGAGTGGGTCACTCAGAGGTGCGACCTCGGTAGACCTCTGATCGGGTACCAACCACGGTGCACCTGTAGGGCAAGAAGTCTTCCCGTAGACTTGTGGGTGCCCCTTGCCGAACGCCTCTCCAAGTCCGGTAACGTGGTGTGGTTCGATTGTGTGGTACCCCCCATAGAGGTCCCCGACGGTACCACACTGTGTGTGGGTCTCCCCATTCCCCTCGTCGCTGGTGTGGTGAAGCAGTGCAAGGTGGTCCTCACAGTGGACTCCTTGATGGTCCACTTGTGCGCTTCTCTCGGTGCCCCCGCGGTGGGTGTCTTCGGTCCGACAGACGGGAGGAACATCACGCGGACCTACCCGTCCCTCACCCCCCTTGATGGTGAGAGCACCCGGTGTAGTCTCCCTTGCAACTACAACTCCCTCAAGGGCTGGAAGAAGGAGTGCCGTGAGACGGGTTGTGACAGGATGTTGAGCCATTCCGTGGAGTCCATTGCCAACCATGTGGAAAAGACCTCGCGGGTTGCTACGTAATATGGAACGAGAGGAAAAGATTCGTTTGGCGGACCTTAGCAACAAGTACGGTGGCGGACGTGGGGTTCCTCGACCGTCGATGTGTGGCGACAAGAATCCCGCGAAGAGGCCAGAGGTACAGGAGGCGTTACGAAGGCCCCGACCACCGATCCGTGAAGAGGTGAGAGAGAAGCTTCGCCTGATAAACCTCGGCAACCGATACGCTGCTGGACCCCACCCGTGGCATCGTGGCAACAAGTACGCTGCGGTTCCGCGTTCGGAGGAGTTCAGGGCGAAGTTGCGGGGGTCCCGCCCGAAAATGTCTATGACCGTGGTGCAACTTATTCTTGAGGGAAAGTGGTTTCAGGGTCGAGTAGGTCACTTTTGGTCTGCGAAGAATGGAAAGAGGTTCTACCACCGGTCGTCCTACGAGTTACTCGCATTCCAGTGGTTGGAGAAAGACGTGACCGTCGTCTCCTACAGGTACGAACCTTTCTCAATCCCTTACACCGATACGAAGGGAACGGAGCGACTGTATGTCCCAGACATCCTCGTCACCTACCGAGACGGAAGACGGGAGTTGATCGAGGTCGGGTGGGACGTTACGAGCGAGACGAAGAGGTTGAAGTTCGAAGCTGGAAGACTGTGGTGCCAACAGAACGGTGCAACATTCGTGGTATGGGCAGAGAAAGAGTTGTTCCAACGGATGCCGGCGGAATGTGGTGACCGGGTTGCCATATAATATAACGAGAGGAGGGTAGATCGTCCGTGGCAGACCTGATGAGTGACAAACGCGCGCAGCGGATCGTACACGCGTTACACCAGGGAGTTGTGGAGACCACACCCGACCGGGTGAAGGCTCAGTTCGAGAGTGGGCTCAAGAAGATCCAAGCGATGCTTCTACGCGAGGGTTATGGGTGGCTCACACTCGAGCAGATAAGGGACCACATTCGAGAGCACTGGGAGTAGCACAAATGAAGCGCGACTCGCAGAGGCAAAAGGTCTACGACGCGGAGCGCTTCGTCACTACCCGACGGCAGTTCGGGTCGCTCGACGAGGTGAAACAGTTCATCTCCACTGTAGTTGGGAGTCGGTGGTGGAAGACCAAGTACCCCTTCGCGAGACGCGAGTTCAAGTTCATCGTCGGTCCTGATTGGTGGAGAGCGTCCATGGGATGGATGGGCACGCTCGTGCTACCTAAGTCCAAGTGGAACGATTTTGTGGTCCTCCACGAGTTGACCCACGTCGCGATGTACAAACACCGCCTTGGTCGCAACTCACCCGCTCACGGTCGGGTCTTTTGCAACCACCTGCTTCAGATTATCCGGAGGTTCGCTGGCGACCAGTCTTGGGAGGAACTGAAGGAAGGGTTCAAAGCGAAGCGGGTCAAGTGGGTGGTCTTCTCCCACAAGCCACCAGGGAACCCCCACATCCGCGACTACCTTCCGGAGGTGGGTGTCGGACAACCCACGGAGGTTTGCGTTAAGTGAGCAACCCTAAAGTTCTCGTCGTCACGACCACCTACAACAGGCCAAACCTGTTGAGGTTGACCACGGGGTGGCTCCTCAAGGACAGGCGGGACGAGTTTACCTACTGGATCTTCGACGACGGGTCGACCTACAAGGACGTCCACACGTACCTCGAGGAGATGCTCTCCAAGGGTGTCGCGATTCACGCGAGTACCCTGAAGCGGAGTTACCTCGGGCGTCCTACACTTGCAGTGGCAAACCAACGGTGTGGACTCGCTAGGAGAGACGTGTTGACCCTCGCTCTCAGCGTGGACCCACCCTACGACTATATCTTTCTCAAGGATGACGACGTCCTCGTCTCCTCCGCGACGGTCCACGAGTGTGTAGGCGACCTGCAGGCGTTGATCCAGGAGGGTCACAAGGTGGGTGCGCTAACCCTCTTCGGATTAGCGACACTGGGTGAACACTTTTCGTTTGGTACGAGTATGTTCGCACAACTGAGTTACACGGGTGAGGCACACGTTGTGTTCGACCGTAGGGCACTGGACGTAGTGGGTGTCCACTTCGGCGACCAACCGAAGGGGTTCGCGGACGTACAGTTTGCCTCACTTAAGAGTGCGGGTTACTCGTATTGTACCCGAACGAAACCACCCTATCAGGTTCAACACCTCGGTGTGGGTCCCACAGGGTCGGTCATCCATTCCGAGGGGCACGCACCGTTCTGGTGTGTCAGAGGGTACTACACGGAGAAGGATCACCAGTTAGAGGTTGCTGGGTTCGACCATGTCCTGTTCTCTCGAGTTGCCTCGCGTGTTGGTGGTGAACTTGCGGCAGAGGCGTACCTGAAGGAGAAGGGTGTACCCCATCATGCCTGAACCCGACCCGATCCTGCAATTCGGTTGCCACAAAGGGAAACATATCAGTGACGTTCCCACCTCGTACCTGGACTGGTTGTTGGGTGAGGGGTGGGTCTACCCAGAGTTGAAGGACCAGATCGAGAGACACCTAAGGACGAGGGCGGATTGGTTGTCCGCAGACCTGGATGGTGAGTGAGGAAAGGAGACTCTTGTGACTACCACCCGAGTTGGCAACCGCTCTGACAGGATCCCCCAGGTACGAGGGCGGCTGGAGATCCTCAGAAGAGGGTTCGGTGAAGCGGAGTGGGAGAGGTTGGTCGACCAGGAGAACGTCATCGTTGCTGGGTTCCTCACCCAGGAGGTGAGAGGGATCGTTGGAGGTGGACCCGCCGCGGACTACAAGGTCGCGTACGTCCAACTCGGGACGAGTGGTGTACCCGAGGTCGCGGGTGACACAGTGATAACCAACCCTGTTGAGTTCGCCGTTACGACGTTTTCCTACCCCGCACTGAAGAGTGTGAGGTTCGAGGCCACGCTCGCCGCGGGTCTGGGTAACGGTGTGGTCTTCCAGGAGGCGGGTCTCCTGTTCTCCACTCACGTGTTGGCGGCAAGAAAAACCTTCCCGGGGATGGCTAAAAGTGGTGCTTTTGAGTGGCTTATCAGGTGGACCCTCACATGGGTGTAACGTGGTCATGATCCCGAGACACACACAGTTGCGGGTAGGAATGGTGTTGGTTGTTGAGCAACCAGCGGGTGGGTCAGACCGCATCACCCTTCGAGGACCCACCTACAATTCAGGGGACGGACGGGGTTTTAGGTGGGCGAACTCATTCGGCGGCACGGGTTGGTCGTCGGAGAGGTTCCTCCGCAGGTTTGCTCGGTTACCGCGACCCGGTGAGTGATGAGTGTATACGTTGACAGTTTGGGTTTTTGCGTACCGAATGCGAGGTGGAGGTACACCGAGTCTTGCCACCTTGTGGCCGACTCTCTCGAGGAACTCCACTCTTTCGCCACACGGTTGGGGTTGAAGAGGGAGTGGTTTCAGGACAAACGCCTCCCACATTACGACTTGACAAAGGGCAAGAGAGCGTTGGCCGTTAGGTTGGGTGCGGTGGAGATCAAGTTCGGTGAACTGGTGAGGTTCCTGAGGTCACGTGATGTGGCCACCCTTTTAGGAGTGGGCAACTATGAGAGGCGAACTCGTTGTGGACAAGGTAAACCCCGTAACGGGTGAGGTCGTACGGGTCGCTGAGACGCACAACCTGTTCCTCAACCAGGGGTACACCCACCTTGCGAAACTCCTCGCGGGTGACGATGCGGCGAACCAACAGGTCGCGAAGATGCAGTTCGGAACGGGAACGGACTCACCCCTCGTGACGGACACCCTACTCCAGACCCCCATAACCCCTATTAAGGACATCGCCTCGCGCACCTATCCCACTGACGACACCGCACAACTTGTTGTCTACCTCCTCGTGGGCGAGGCGAACGGGTTCCCCATCTCTGAGGCGGGTCTGGTCGCGGCTAACGGCGAACTCATCGCCCGTGCGGTCTTCGCCCCACACCTCAAGACGTCCGACTACCAGTTCAAATTCACATGGACCCTAACAGCCCTCCCGTAAGGGTTGGCATATAATATAGGGTGAGGGGTAAGGGACAGGGATAGGAGAGCCACACATGGTCCAACCGGCAATGCTCACGCTGGAGGAAGGCCGTAGCAGGGTCCAGCAGATGGGTCACTGGGCTCTGGACACGGAACTCTCGAAGACCGGGTTGGTGTTGATCCCGGAGGTCGAGGGAACGCGAATCGGTCTCCGTCGGGGGGACATGGTCCTTCCCGTTACGGACACCATCGGGTTGCTCGCCCAAGCGGGGATCTCGTCCGGAGGACTGAGGGAGTTCGAGAGTGACCCCGAGCTGGTCGCTCGGATGATCTCCCACAGCATCGCCAAACGGAAGGACGTGTTGGCGAGGTTCACGGGGACGGTGAGTAGGGTGTCCTCGGTTACGACACCCAAGGGTGGTTGTGTTGTTCCACCCGCGACCGTCTTCGACGTCATCGCCGAGGAGATCCCGGTCAAGAACGTCCAGATCGAGGAGCACGGTCACACCCTTCGGATGTGGTTCGTCAGCCAGCAGGCGACAGACCGCCCGAAGGAGAAGGGTGACCTCATCCACACCGGGATCGTCGTCAGGATGAACGGCCAGGTGGAACTCGGTCCGTATTGCTGGAGGTTGGCGTGCACGAACGGGGTGCAGCGGTGCTACGAACGTCTCCGCAAGGTCAACCACACCGACCTCGTCGCCCAGGAGGTGCGGAACGTGTGCCAGGCACAGAAGGTTCGGGCGACCACGTTGGTCGGCCACCTGTTCGCCCTCGACGACGTCCGCGTGGAGAACAACGAGCAGACCATCATCCGGTTGGGTCAGGAGTTCGCTCTCCCGAGACCCTTCGTCCAGGGCGTCGTGGAGATGTTGCCCGAGTTGCCGAACTCCCCCTCGATGTACGACGTGATGAACCTCGCGACCATGTCCGCGAGGGACCTTCCCACCGCGAGTCGGGAGAGGGTGACGACACTCCTCGGTGAAGCGACCACCGTGATGGCGACAAACGCCCATCGGTGCTCCCACTGCAGTTCACGTCTCCGTCGGTCGTAACGAACTTTAGCAATTGTCGACGGTGGGTGGAAAGGTGTAACCATGACAAGGCAAAAGACAGGGTTCGGTGTGGGGTACGGCTCGATCGGCAACATCACCCCCCAGGGCAAGATGATTGTCGACGAGATTTGTAAGTGTGGACACAGCATAACGGACCACGCGGACCTTGTTTTTGTGGGTGGGGTACGGCGTCACGGTGCCGGGCCGTGTCTCCGTAGTCACTGCACTTGCTCCCGTTGGACGTGGGTAAGGTTTGTCGTGTCTCGTTAGGTGTGATGTCGTAACGATCTTTGACAACCGTTTGGTGTGTGGGAAGAGCGTGGCAGAGGACATGTGTGCTCACCACGAAACAAGCCAAGTTGGGCGTGTGGGATTGCAACTCACTTTCCCGACCCTTGCTCATCGACCGACGGGTCGATGACGCTCCGTATGCGTTGCCGGGGTAATCCGGTCTACCACACACCAAACCTATTTGAACAGTCGACGGGGACACCAGATTGCACAGACGACGGGAAAAGGAAACCCGAGCGGGCATCGTAGGGTTACCTCCCAGAACTCTGTTTGCCCACTGGAGTCTCCGTCGACCGGGTTCTGTGAGTTCGCGTGATGAGCGACGCATGGGTGAGTACCAGTCCTGCAACCCACACGGGACCCGATCAAGTACAAGTGGGGTAGGTTTAGGGTCTGTATGTCCCCCCGTACGGATACCGACCTACCCCACACCTCTTGCCAACGTGGTAGGTGGCGTGTGGTACTCTCAACCACACAAGATTCTCGCCGCATCACCTCCGTGCGCGAGAGTCCTGGTCCGGGACGTACGGGCGACGTCACAGGACCCCCCTACCCGTTGGCACCCTTTTGACCCAACCCACTAGTTTGTGCATGATGAATCATATTGAAGGTACGGTCTCTCCTGTGGAGGTAAGAAACTCCGAACTCATACAGTTGGGTCCCTTAGCGGAGTTACCCGAATGAACCCCGCTACTCTCGCACAGTCGATCGTTGAGTCTCTCAGAGAGGGCAATTTTGGCGACCTCAGCAACGCACCCATTGACTGGGACTACCTTGAGGCTTACCTCGGGAAGGAGTTGAGGAAGCACCTGACTTGTAACCCCACTCTCGTGAGACAAGCACTGGGCCACCTGGAGGTGTGGTTCTCCAAATTGTCTCCCCTAGACAAGTTGTCGAGTGAGGGGTTGGTTGCGGAGACTACGATCGACCTCCTCAAGCGGGCACTCCGCAAGTAGGATGTTTGGCAACCGGGTGGGGTGTACAACGTGCTTTCCCCCAGTACGTCGTCACCCTCGGTGATCGTGCACGGCAACATGGTCACCCCCGGTTGCCATATAATATATCACGCCCGGTTGGAGGCAAACCATGCCGGCAACACAAACGAAACCACTGTCGATCCGAAAGGCGAACCGCCTCGCCAAAGGTCGCGCAATGGTGAGTCCCGCTCTTGATGGTTCCAAGTTGTGGCACGTCGCGCGACCTGGAAGTGTTCAGTACCATGCACCCATGACACGTAAGGTGTGGCTTGGGTTCCTCAGAACTGGTGTGGTACGTGTGTGACCACCATGTCGAACGAACTCCATTGCGACCCTAACAGGGACCCCGTCATATCGTTCCCTCTCTTCTGTCACACCTGTGGGAGACACTACAACATCCCCCTCACACGTGAACTCACCCAGATAGTATGTCCCGCGGGTCACTCACTCCACACGTGGAGATATGGGGGGTGGACCAAGCTTGCGTGTGGGATGTGTCACCAGTGTTTCATCACCCACTTTAGGGTGAGGGAGGAGGGTGGTGGTGCCTGGAAGGCACCCCTGTCGTCGGGTGAGATGGTAGCACACTTCGCGGAGGAGCACCCAGAGGTCTTCTCCGCCCTTCCCCCGGAGATGCGTGGTCTCACACCCGACACGGTGCCAGGGGAAGGGAAAGCTTAACAATAAATCTCTTTCATATTCTCATATGTCGATCTGCTAGACCACAGTGATGAGAGACGAACCGTGAACGAGGTTGCATGTCCAACCCGTATCGTGGTGGGTCACGCGTGGTCGTTCCTTGCCCCCGATCCCGCAATCGAGTCTCAGGTGGTGGGACTCGCTGACAAAGCCACCTCCTGGACAGACGTGGGTGCGTACTACTCCAATGCATTCCAGAAGGGCCACTGGGATGGTCAACACCACCTAATGACCAAGAAGAAGTTGGAGTTCCCGAGTGGGTTGGCCACGTTGGTTGCAGAGACCATCCGGAACGCGGGATTCCCCTGTGAGGTTGTCGACTCCCGAACATACCCACCCCTCGGGACAACTCAAGTGGCCAACCTGGAGGGGATCACGTTGAGGGAAGACCAGAGGAAGGCCGTGTCGGCTCTCCTCCTCGCGAAACGGGGTCTGTTCCGTGCGCCACCCGGAGTGGGAAAAACTGAGACGATGATCTCCCTCGTGGTGACACTTGGTTTGTATCCTGTCTTGTGGTTGACCCACACAAGGCACTTACTCCAGCAGACCTACGACAGGTTCCGGGTTAGGTTGGACGGTATGTCGAGTGTGAAGGTGGGTCTCGTTCAGGGGAATAACTGGGATGTGGGTGACGTCACTGTCGCGATGGTCCAAACCCTCTCGCACAAGGCACACCGTAAGAGGGTTGCGAACCTGTTGTCCCACGTTCAGGTGGTCATCTCCGATGAGGCACACCGCGCGTCTAGCGACACGTGGTACAAGGTTCTGATGTCGTGTTCTGCACCTTTCCGCTGGGGTTGTTCAGCTACTCCTCTAGATAGAGGGGATGGGACTGACCTTTTGCTGGTTGGTTCAATAGGTGACATTGTTCACGAGTTGACCCTCCAGGAGGCTCAGGAGTTGGGTATCTTGGAGGTCCCCCACGTGACCTTCATCGACTACGACCCGACGGGGTACGACACTTCGACGGGTTCCGTGAGCGACCTGGGTTGGTCCTACCTGGAGGACCACGGGTTGGTCTTCAATGAGAAGAGGAACGCCGCGGTGGTCGAGTTGTGCAAACTCAAGGTGTCGGAGGACAGGCGGGTGCTGGTCCTCATCAAGCGGATCCAGCACGGAAAGACCCTCTACAACCTCCTCCGTGCGTGGTTCGAGGGTGGACCACACGTCAAGTTTGTCTGGGGTGAGACCTCGGATGAGGCGAGACAGGAGGCGGTGAAGGCGTTCAGGTCAGGTATCTACAGAGTGGTTATCGCGTCGAGTATCTTCGACGAGGGTGCGGACATCCCTGAGGTTGACACAGTGGTGATCGCTTCGGGTGGCAACTCGACCATCAAGGCGATCCAACGTGCTGGTCGTGGGATGAGGCGGAAGGAGGGAGGCTCTCTCCAAGTATATGACTTCTTGGACAGGTTCCACCCCATCCTCCTCCGTCACAGCAGGAAACGGATGAGGGTGTACAAACGGATGGGTGTCTCCCAGGTGGAGGTTCAGAGGGTCTTCACCACCCCACCCACGTGGAAGAAGACTTACAGTCCACTCGACTTCACTGTTGTTTAGGAGTGTGCTCAACGGACTCCCCACCCACCGAGCGGGTGCTTGTGTTACAGGTACTTGAGGGTTGTACCACGGTTGGTCCCCTCGCTGACGGTTCCTTCCGTACCGTGTGGGCTGACTCAGGGTTGGGTCCATGGTTTGTGTATGGTGGTGGGGGGTTGGTTGCGGTAACATGGGACAAGATCGTCCGGCACGAGGTTGGACCAACTGACGTGCGCGTTTTTCGATTGAAAACCCCGTCCCTGTAAGTGTCCGGGGTATTGGAGGTTACCCATGGTTCTCCCCCTAACGAAGGAGTCCTCGGAACTGTATTCCATGTTGGAGCACCACCGACGGTTTATCGAGGTTGATGGTGAGCGTCTGGTGGTCTACCCAGGGAACCTCAATGGGCACGCAACTATTGTGGCCGACCTCGTCCGCCGTGGTCTCGTGTGCCTTCGCCAGGTCGGGAGGAGGAGGGTGGTCGTACTCGGTGTGTGGGACGTGTCGGAGAAGAGGTACGCCGAGGAGTCCCAGGTTATGAGGTCCGACGTGTTCACCCCCGAGATGGTCCTGTACTTAGGTAGGTACTCTGAAGCAACCCAGTTGTTGATCGAGAGGGTTTTTAGGTTGTTCGCTACAACGAGAAAATGTGGTGTAGTCTCTCCCAATGTGTTGCTCCAACAGTTGGTCTCCTACGACGGGTACCCTATCGACGCGGTTCACGAGGGATTGGGTATCTACTTGAGGGGTGACTACGCGGAGAGGGGGATCGGTGAACCTTACGCATTGGGAATCGTGAGGGGTGCGGCGAGGGAGAAGGCGAACACCCAAACCGTTCCCGTTACGGAGGACCCCTCGAGGGGTCCTCTCACCAAACGGTCCTCTCGCGAGAGGGAGAGGGTCCTCCAGAGGGACCATCAACTAGATCAACTATCGAGGGAAAGGTTCGGGTGTGGGTTCGATCTCTTGGTCGCGACTCGTCCTGTGGATGCAAGTGTGTTGGACAAAGAGGTAGGGAAGAACCTTTGACACACTGCTACGGGAAGAATGCCGAGAATTCCTCCAACCTTCTGAAGAAGATATACTATAGGACCTACAGACTAAGTGTAATACCTGGTGAAAAAGTGGTGGTTTTCTTTTTCACCGTGGTGGGGTGACCAGTGCAACCGGGTGAGTTTCTTGAACAACGTGGAGTGGAGTACAAACCCTCTGGGAGTGACCAGTTTGTTCTGCGTACGTGCGTTTTCTGCGGAGACGAGAAGTGGCACCTGTACATGCATATTGAGACTGGACTTTTTTCGTGTAAGAAATGTGGAACTTCGGGGTCGCTCTGGACCTTCCGTCGGAAGCTTGACCCGGTCGACCAGGTGGAACCTCTCACAAAACTCTTGTCCCTCGAGATGCCCACTGGGACAACCGTTCCCGAGGAACAGGTGAACCTCTACGAGGCAACCCTCGGTGGTGACCGTAGCGCGTTGGACTGGTTGTTCGCTCGGGGTCTCACGCGTGGGACCATCCGGAAGTTCCGCCTTGGGTTGCTGAAGGAGGGGATGGCCCACTGGTTGACCATCCCGTACGTGAAGGGTGGGAAGGTGGTGAACATCAAGTTCAGAGCCCTCCCACCAAACCAAAAGACGTTTAGAGTCCTCCCCGACCACGAAACACCCCTCTTCAATGTTGACAGGTTGGACCAAAAGAAACCCGTGTTTGTCACCGAGGGTGAGTTCGATACCATGATGATGGTCCAACAAAGGTACGAGAACACAGTGAGCGTCCCTCTCGGTGCGGGAACGTTTGGTGCCGAACACTTCGACCCGTTGGTGGTGTGTGGGAAGGTCTACCTGTGTTACGACATGGACGGGGAAGGCAGGAGGGGTGCGCTCAATGTGGCACAACGGTTGGGTCCTGAGAGGTGCTATCTTCCTTTGCTTCCCACGAAGGACCCGAACGACTTCTTCCTCAAGTTCACCAAGGCAGACTTCGAGAGCGTCCTCGAGGTGGCTAAGACCGCTGGACGACCCTCAGTCTTGTCTCTCGGGCAGGCGTTTGACGAACTCGACGCGTTGAGGTCGGAGAGGTTGGGGGAGGAACCTATCCGGTTCGGGTGGAGGAACGTGGATAGGGTGGTGGGTCCACTTAGGTCGGGGTGGGTGATCGTGCTTCAGGCGATACCCAAGATCGGGAAGACCACGTTCGCCCTGAACCTGTGTCACGATCTCAGCCAACGTGGTATTCCCTCACTCCTATTCTGTTTGGAGATGCCGCCGAGAGACCTTCTCGAGAGGGTGGTCTCTCGGGTTAGGTGTGTCCCCGTCGCTAACCTCACCGACGTGGACATCACGATGGCGAAACCCACACTGTACCGACTCCCCCTCTACCTCGGTCGTGCTACCGAGGGTGAATTGAACGTAAAGCGTGTGTTCGAGACCATCAGGTATGCGACCAAGCGGTTCGGTGTCCGACTGGTAGTCTTCGACCACATCCACTTCTTGTGCAGGAGTCTGGAACACTCCGTGGCTGAGACCGGGAAGGTGATGAGGGACTTCAAGTTGTTGTTCACGGAGCTCCAGGTTCCGGGGATCGTCATCGCTCACCCCACCAAGATGGACCCGAACCAGATGCCCGGACTCTACGCCGCTCGACAGAGTGGGGAGATCCCGGGTGACGCGGACGTGCTGATCACGTTGTACAGGAAGCCGATGGGTACCGACAAGGTGTCCGAGGCGGACTACACCGACAACAGTATACCCACCTATGAGGCGAGGACGCTCGTTAGGGTGACCGCGAGTAGGTTTAGTGGTGGGGGAAGTGCGGTGTTGTACTTCGATGACTCGACGATGCAGTTCCGGGAGGCGATGGGGTGACTTTGCCCAGTGACTACGAGATGTTCCGCCGGGACGCACTTTCCCTCGGGTGTGACGACAAGGTTGTGGATAAGGTGTCACACTTGGTGTCCAGGTTCCATGGCCACTACGGGTGGATCGAGTTGAGTGAACTCTTCGCGGTCGTGTTGAGAGCACTCCCCCGTGCACTCTCCACTCATGACCTGAAGAAGAGTGCTAGTTTGGCCACGTGGGTGGTGGGTGTGGTCAGGAACGACCTCATCACGTTTGTCAACGACGAGGTTAGGGTGAAGGAGAGGATTGAGGTTTTGGGTACACCCTCAGTGGGTGTGTATGGTCCTCCAAACGACAACATCTCCTGTCGAGACTCCCTCAAGTTGCTCTCCCGGGTGTTGTCGCCTCTCGCGTGGAGGACACTCACTGTAGTCCTCGCCTCACAACCGAAGCGCGTCCCGGACACCGTACTCGCTGTGGAACTTGGGTTGTCCACTCAGAGTGTGAACCTCCTAAGGAGGGAGATTCGTGAGGCGGTGGTGAGGTTTTTGTAGCCACGTGTGGACATATAATTTCTCGATGGTGAGAGGAAAGGGTTTACGATGACCACGACCACGGAAAGCATCAAACAGGGACCGAAGTGTTTCGGGCAACTGTACGATCCCTCGGTACCGGAGTGCGCACAGTGTGACCTGAACGTCTCCTGTGCCGAGAAGACCAGGGAACGTGGGATTCCAGCCTCCGTTCCCGCTGCGACAAGGAGTGAAGCCATGTCGACCACACCAACTGGTGCTGTGCCCCCTCCTGAGGTACCCGCGGGTACCGTGCCTCCTCCCGGAGAGAAGAGGCCGAAGGGGTTTCAGTGGACCCCTCCGAGGCAGGCGGTCAAGGAGTTGCTTGCCGCGGGTTGGTTCACCGCCGCACTGCTCATCACTGAGGCGCAGAAGGTTGCGGGTGGTGGGAAGGGGACCACCGCACTGGACGTCCTCACGAAGCTCAAGTCTGACGGGGTTCTCGAAACCCGCCGGGTGGGCAAGGTGGTCGAGTACCACGCAAAGAGCTAGCCCGCTTTCGGTTCCGGTGGGGTACCCCTCCACCTACGACACACGGATCGTTCCCGCCTTCCTTGTGGTGTTGTGCAGGAAACGTGGGGGTCGGTGATGCGGTTCCCTCATATCCGAGTCCGTCTCGAGTTCAAACTCGCCGACCTTTGGGTTGGTGTGTTCTGGCGTTGGACTCTGGGAGTGCGTGGTTCAGTGGAGCGTCCTCGCTATTTTGGCCATGACGCCCTCGACATCTGGGTGTGCTTGCTCCCGATGTTTCCAACCCACGTGACGCTGGACTGGTGATACCTGTACGCAAGATCCTGTCGAAACCACAACCAAGAAAGTGAGGAGGTATGTACCGTATTGTCAAGGCTTGCTACATCGACATGGCACACCGGATCCGTGGTCACGAGGGTAAGTGCAGATTCCTTCACGGTCACACTTGCCGGATTGACGTGAGCGTTTCGTGTGAGACCCTTAACGCTCTCGGTATGGTGGTGGACTTCGGTTGGCTTAAGGAGAGGATCCTCCACCAGATCGAGAAGGGTTTTGACCACACCCTGGTTCTCGGCCAACCCGATAGGGACGGTATCAACAAGATTGCTGACCTCGACCCCACGTCGGGGTGTGGCAAGTGTGTGAAGGTTTTGGGCGAAGCGTTGGGTTTACTCACACCTCTTGGTAGTGTTATGGAGTTGGGTGTGGTAACACTCCACAACATGTCCAACCCAACTGCGGAGAACCTTGCAAAGTGGTGCTTTGACAGGGCAGACTTCGAGATACAACCCCTCGAGGTGGGGGAGAAGAGAGGGTTGAAGGTCGACTACATTCGTGTATACGAGCAGCTTCATCCCACCGAGTCCTACGCGGAGTACTTCAAATGAGGGTCTGCGAGATCTTCCGAAGCCTCCAGGGTGAGTGCCAGACCGTGGGAGCAGTAACGACCTTCATACGGTTCTCCGGGTGTAATCTTTGCTGTGATTATTGTGACGCGGTATACGCACGGTCCCACGCTGAGAGTGCTGCTATGACGGTCTCCGCGATCATGGATAGGGTGGGAAGACTGGACCCCTACCCTCGTCATTGTTGCTTGACCGGTGGAGAGCCTTTGCTGCAACCCCGCGAAGAACTCCTCCAGTTGTTCTCTTCGTTAATGGGTTTCCCCTCCCATCCCACTGTCTCGATCGAGACTAACGGTGCGTGCCCCGTGGACTGGGTCCTCGACGCGAGGAAGAAGAACTCCTGGAGGATCGACCTGGTGGTAGACTACAAGGTCCCCTCGTCAGGGATGAATGAGCACATGATCGGGGGAAACTATAGGGACCTCCAACCGACCGACACACTCAAGTTTGTGTGTAGGAACGAGGACGACGTGCTTGCGTCCGTGAGCATGTTGAGGTCCCTTCTGGGGGTCCACACGTGTAGACCCACTGTGTACTTTCACGTGGTGGGAGGCAAACCCGCACGGTGGTTGAGCGAGTTCCTTTTGGGTGACGAACATGGCCTCACCCGGAGGTTCGACCTGCGGTTTGGTGTCCAGTTGCATAAACTCATCTGGGGGAGCGAGAGAGGGAGATAGTGATGGAAAGGCGGAAGGAATCCAATGAGGTCTTGGCACGGAGTTACGTTGCGAAGGCGCTCTGTGCGCTCGGCCTCTCCGAGAAAGACCTACCCGACGACGAACTCGACCTTGTGCACACCCCGAGGAGGGTCGTCAGGATGTGGTTGGAGTTGACCCGTGGGGTGAGGTCAACTCCTCCACACATCTCAGCGTTCAAGAGCTCCCATGAACAGCTCCTCATGTTGAGGGACATCCCATTCGTCAGTTTGTGTTCACACCACATGATTCCCTTCCGCGGGAGGGCGCACATTGGGTACATCCCGAAAGGGAGGGTGGTGGGCATCAGCAAACCCGCACGTGTTGTTGACTACTTTGCCTCTATGCCCCAGACTCAGGAGCGACTGACGGAGTTGGTCGCATCCCACTTGATGTCCTCGCTCAAACCTATGGGGGTGATGGTAGTCCTGGTTGCGGAGCACGTATGTATTTCGTGCAGGGGGGCGAGGAAGCCGGGTTCGTCGTTCGTCACGTCCGCGGTCAAGGGTGTGTTTCTCAAGGACCCCAGTGCTAAAAGTGAGTTTCTGGACCTCCTCAAGTTACGTGTTGAGTAGGTTGGCTATATAATATCCGTGGACCCACACCAGAAGGAGAACCCCAATGGCTACGAGGATCACGACCGACGAACTCGGTCGGAAGTCGGGTGAGTTCTTCGCCACCGTCGTGAAGGTGCTCGTTGAGAGGGATGTGTCGAGGGGTGACGCGTACCTCGACATGGAACTGGAGGACTTCATCGCGTTCATCAGGGACAAGTGTGCGAGGATTAAGGCTACGATCGGCAATCGTGGTTACGATCTCAGGGCCAACCTCCCCGTTAGCGGTGACACCAACATGACGAGGGTGAAAGCAGACCTTGCGGACTCTGTCATGGACATCGCGGGGTATGCCGCACTGTTGGCTATCTGGTTGGTCCACCACAAGTACCTGTCGGAGGAGGGTCTCACGCATGAAGTTCCCCCGACTTAACCGGGTAGCAGTCGCGACTGAGTTACCTGTCCACTACCAGCATATCCTCGCGACCTTCACCGACTACAATTTCGTGATCCCCGGGGTTTACAGGGCGAACCCTGAGTACGCGGGTTTCTATAAGGAGCAGGTCTCTCTGGAGAAGTATTGTCTCACTGGGGGTACCAAGGTCTCCCTCGTCAACGGAACCGAGGTTCCCATCAAGGACCTCGTAGGAAGGGACCCGTTCTGGGTCTACTCCTACGACCACGAGACCGGGAAGATCGTCCCCGGTCGTGCGACTGCTCGAAAAACTCGGGGGAACGCTGAACTGGTCGAGGTCACTCTGGACAACGGAGAGAAGGTCCGCTGTACCCCAGACCACCCATGGATGCTTCGTGACGGCAGCTATAGGGAGGCAAAGGACCTCGCTCCTGGCACGTCCCTGATGCCACTGTACCGGAAGGTTGGTCACGGACCAATGGGGGACAAAATCCACCGATTTGTCCAGTCCCTCCACACGGGTAAGTGGTTCCCCTTCTTCGCTGTTGCCGCGGGACGGAAACCCGATAACCTGAAAGGTGTGAAGGCGATCCGTCACCACAAAGACTTCAACCCCCTGAACGACGACCCTGAGAACCTTGTGTGGACTTTAGTGGAGGAGCATACAAGAATACACATGCAACTACCCGAGGCACGTGAGAGGTCGCGCAAGGTTGGTAGAGCGAACCGTGGACGGAAGCGCACAACCGAATTTTGTGAGGTGTGTAGGCAGCGGATGCTGGGTCGCAAGGCCACGAAGTGTACACGGGAAGCACACTCCCGTTCTTGGACTCGGGAAAGGCGAGAGGCGCATTCGAGGTTTATGTGCCAGTTCTACACCGATCTGAGGGAGCGGAAAAAGATGGGGTTACTTGTTCAGAAGGCTCTCCTGGGTAGAGCACTCGGGGTCCGGTCTGCTGCGTTTCGCGAAAAGTGTAGAGTGAGGATGTTGGGAAACCAACTTGCGAAAGGTAGCCACAATTGGAACCACACAGTTGTCTCCATTCGGCATCTCAACGAACGGGAGGAAGTCTATTGCCTAGTGGTGCAGAAACACCACAATTTTGCACTGTCTTCTGGTGTTTTCACGCACAATTGCGTCTTAGATAACGGCGCGTTCGAGGGCGACCTGTTCTCCGTTGAGGATTTGGTCCGCCTCGTGGAGGAACTGAAGCCACACGAGGTCGTTCTTCCCGACGTGATCGGCGACTCAAAGGCGACCGTTATCGGGTCGAAGGCGTGCTTGAACCGGTTGGGTGGGAACATTGTGGTGCAGGTTTGCCCTCAGGGTAGTACGTTCTCCGAGTGGGTGGATTGTTACAGGGAGTTGAGCGAACTCCCTGGGGTCTCCTGTATAGGGCTCTCCTACATCTGGACCCTTGAGGATCCCATGCCGTGGGACTTCTTCGGTCCGATGAACCCGATGGAGGCAGCACGTCTAAGGTCGATCCATCACCTCGTGGGTACTGGGTACCTGAAGAGGGGTATACCCCACCACCTGTTGGGCCTTAGCGACCCGAGAGCGTTGAGGTGGTACGCGATGTACCCGTTCATTAGGAGTATTGACACATCCTTCCCAATCGCGACCGCGTTGGTGTACAAGCAGATGTCGCGCCTCTCGCCGAAACCGAAGGGGAAGTTGGACTACGGTGTCATGATGACACCACAGGTGGTGAGACTCGCGGTGGAGAATATCCAATGGCTCCAGAGAGAGTTGACCGTGCAACCCACCTTGAGGAGTTGACCAAGGTTGCGGGTAACCACTGGGCCTCCCTCCTACCACCCCCTCCTCGGGCAGCCTTTCTCGAGCTCGTCCTCCGGGAGAGGCAACGTCGGGTTAAGGAGTGTGTACCAGTCCTCACCCTTGCGGGTTGGTGCTGCATGTTGGATGGGCAGGTGGGAAGGTTTGTGGAGTGTGCTCTCGCGTTGGGTGTTGTGGGTCGTGGGGATCCTATCGAGGCCACTCGTTTACTTGTTGGTGTCGCCGCGAGCACGTTGGCGATCTATGAGGAGTCCTTTGGTAAGGAGTCACCTGATGTTCGAGCGCGAGTTGATGTTGACCCACCGACAGGAGGAACATGATAGGTTGCACCACGAGTTCCTCACCTCCACTGACGGTGCCACGCGGAAGAGGCTTATCCAGGAACACGACGCGATAGTGGGACCCGACCACTGGTCCTACATGTGTTACGCCCGGACCCACTCCCCCCTCCCGTCACCCTACTTCGGGTCCCAGGGGAGGTACATCGAACCACTGCTGAAACTCCTGGTTCATCGCCACCCTGACATGCATGCCATCAGCGATGCGACCTCCGGTAGCAACGCACCGATGTACCTGGCCAAGAGGATGGGTCTCCGTGTTAGGACCAACGATTGGTGCCACATGAGCTATTTCGTCTCCCGTGCGGTAGTGGTTGCGAACCACGAACCCCCCAACATGGTCTCCATCGATCCCGAACGGGTCGTACCCGTGCCCGGGTTCGTCAAGTCCCTCGAGTTGTTCCCCTACGACGTGGCCACCTACATCGACGGTGTCGCCACCCTTGCGCTCGCACACGACGACCCTCTGACGCTCGCCGCACTGGCGGGGACGCTTGTGTCGGGTTACACCTACAGGGGGATGTGTTACGACAAGAACTGGTGCAGAGAGGCCACTCTCGTGGTGTTCCACAACCGACTCCTCAAAAGGCGTGGTCTCCTCCAAGCGGCAATCCTTCGCGACCAACCTGAGGGTGAGGCGTTCAACCTGGATGCGGAGGACTTTGTGTCCCTCCCGGGTGAACACGACACCCTCTACATGGACTTCGCTTGGCCGTGGACAACCGGTGCTCCCGTTGACACCTACGACTTCTTCAGCAGGGACATCTCGAGTGTCCTCCTCCAGAAGCCACTGGAGAAGCACCAGTTCACCACGAAGGAGGACATCGTCCCGAAGATCCTCGCGATCTGGAAGAAGGCGCTCGGGCACTACAACAGGCTCATTCTCTCTACCCAGTCGACCAACTACCCACCTGGTGACCAGTTGGAGGAGGTTCTCCTCTCGGAGTTCGGTCCTCGGTGTAAGTACCACACGTTCTACGACGTGGTCTCGAGTGTGAACTCGAAACCGTTCAGGGAACTCGTGTACGTAGTGGAAAGGTAACCCAATGACGAACCCGCAAGCGGTGGTTCTGATGAGTGGGGGAGTGGACTCCTCCACAGTAGCTTACTGGATGAAGTCGAAGGGGTATGACGTGGTTGGACTCTCCATCCTGTACGGGCAGAGGGCACGGCGGGAGGTGAAGTGTGCCCTGAAAGTGGGAGAGGCTCTGGGTGTGATCTCCCATACGGTCCTCGACCTGAACGTCCTCAAGCGGGTGTTCGTCTCACCCCTCACCCGGGGGAAGGATACCGTGAAGGTGGAGGAGAACGACAGGGAGGGACCCTCGTACTACATCGTCCCGCTGAGGAACCTCGTGTTCATGTCCGTCGCGTGTGCGTTCGCGGAGAGTTTGGGTGTGAGTGTGGTCGTCATCGGTGCACACCAGGACGACTGTAAAGGGTTCCCGGACTGCACCCCTGAGTTCTACCGGTCCCTCACTGAGACCGTTAGGGTGGGAACTGGTGCGAGCGCTACCCCACCCGACCTCGTCCTCCCGTGGAGCGGTGTCCCCAAGAGGGACATCGTCAAGGTGGGTCTCGAGTTGGGTGTTCCTTTCCAACTCACTTGGTCTTGCTATTTGAACGGTGACCGACCCTGCGGGAAGTGTGAGAGTTGCGTGTACAGGGCGAACGCGTTCGCTGTTGTGGGTGCGCCCGACCCACTGGTCACGAAGAAATAGCGACCCACCCCCACCATTGCCATATAATATGACGTGAAGAGGTAGGAGGCATGGTAATGACCGACCAGGTGGTAAAAGGTCTCTCCCCCGAGTTGGTGCGACCCGGAACGAAGATGGAAGAGGTGCTTGAGCCGACCACCAAGGAGCACAAGTGTAAGTATCGTGTGCAGGTGGCGCAACTGGTTGAGGCACTGTCGTTGTGCCAGTCGCTCTTCGGTTACATCAAGGGGACAGTCGGCAACGACCGCAACCCCCACGGTTTCACCCGTGGTATGGAGGGTGCGAGTATGGGGTTCGACCTCTGTGTTGCTATGTTAGGAAAGTACCCACTACAGGAGACCAAGTCGTGGGAGAAGATGCGCGAGAAGCTCGAGAGGATGATATAGGTTGGGTTACAACCGGGAGATGCTCGAGATGATGGTCGCTCGTTTGAGGGAGTGACGGATGCGATATCCGGATCTCACCAAGGAGGAGAAAGTCATGTCTCGGATAGTAGCTAGGTGGGTGAGCGATACGGGTGTGTCCGTACCCGACTCCTGGTGGGACCAAACCCAGGCGGTCGACGGTGTTGTGTACCACCACCACCCGAACGGTGGCGGTTGGATCGCGGAGACCGCGAAGGTCGCCGAAACTGCCTTCGTCGGTGTGAACGCTCGGGTCTACGGTGACGCTCAGGTCTACGGTAACGCTCAGGTCTACGGTAACGCTCTGGTCTACGGTGACGCTCAGGTCTCCGGTGACGCTCAGGTTTACGGTAACGCTCAGGTCTCCGGTGACGCTCAGGTTTACGGTAACGCTTGGGTCTTCGGTGACGCTCGGGTCTTCGGTGACGCTCAGGTCTCCGGTGACGCTCAGGTTTACGGTAACGCTCTGGTCTCCGGTGACGCTCAGGTCTCCGGTAACGCTCTGGTCTCCGGTGACGCTCAGGTCTCCGGTGACGCTCAGGTTTACGGTAACGCTCTGGTCTCCGGTAACGCTCTGGTTCACGGTAACGCTCAGGTCTCCGGTAACGCTCTGGTCTTCGGTAACGCTCTGGTCTTCGGTAACGCTCGGGTTGACCATGGGGAACTCACCACTTAACCCACTGTTCGTCGTGAGCGCGGTGAGCGGCATGTCGTGACTCTTCCCACACCCGTGGAGGTGGCAGATGGATCTCACGCCAGCGAAGAAGCAGTACATTGATTCGTTGCCTTACGCGGATTTGCTTCACCATGTTCGCTTCGTACCTGTGGGTGATCCGATATTCCAGGGTGAGACGGGTGCCTATTGGCTGCAACGGATGAAAGAGTTGCGTGCTCAACCCGGTGGTCAGGAAGAGCACGTTCGCGAGTCAAAAGCGATGGGTTGGTGAACGACTATGCCTTCTCCTGACGCACTGTTCGTGGTGTGCTAGTATGAATGAGAAGCGACGCCTGTCGATGCGTGGCAACAAGAACGCTGTAGGTCCTCGTCCATCGATCCGTGGCAACAACAACCCAATGAAGCGATCCGACGTCTCTCGGAAGAGTGGTGAGACGCAAAAGGGAAAACCACGCCCATCGGTGTGTGGTGATAAGAATCCAATGAAGCGTGAGGAGGTGAAGGCGAAGATTCGGGGTGGTAGGAATCCGATGTCTCAATTATGCGCACGTGCGCGTGTGTCTGAGGCAAAGGTTCGACTTATCCTTGCAGGCAAACTCCACCCTGAACACAGAGGTAAGAGTGGCTACTTCGATTCCGTGAAGAACGGAAAGTGTTTCCACTATCGATCGTCCTATGAGTTGCTCGCGTACCAAAGGTTGGAAACTGACGAGACCGTTTCCTCCTTTACACCTGAACCGTTCTCGATCCCGTACACCCGAGATGATGGTTCTCACCATAGATACATTCCCGACATTCTCGTCACGTACCTTTCCGGGAGACGTGAGTTGATCGAGGTGTCAGCGGGATGGGAACTTGAGCGGAAGCATCTGAAACTTCACGCTGGAAAACTGTGGTGTAGGCAGAATGGAGTAACGTTCGTTGTCTGGTCGGAGGAGGAAGTTGTTACCCGATCGTGAGGTGAGGCGAGAAGATTGGCATATAATATAGCGTGAACTTGTACGGAGGTGGATTAGTGTGTTCTCGCATGAATGCCTTGTTTATCGTAGACGGATCGTCGATGGTGCGGAGAGCGTACCACGTGGCTGTCGACATGGACATGACAAGTCCCTCCGGTGAACCGACTAAGGCCACCTATATCTTCACCCGGATGTTGTTCTCCGGTCTCAGGGACTTCAGACCGAGACACTTCGTCTTCGCCCTCGACTCCCCCACTCACATATTGTCCAGGAGGCAGATCTACCCCCTCTACAAGGTGAGACCGCTCAAGGACGACGTGACAACCGGACCCGACTTCGAGCCCCAACTCAAGCGGATTCTCGAGATCCTCACCCTGGTGGGTATCTCGATTGTCCAGTACCACGGGTACGAGGCGGACGACGTGATCGCGACTATCGCGAAGAAGGCGTCACGTGACACCGAGGTCGTGATAGTTGGGTTGGACAAGGACTTCGCGCAGTGTGTCAATGACAGAGTTCTCCTCTACAATCCGACCAAGCGGGTTTACCTCGACCGGGAGGGTGTGATAAGGTGGAAGGGGTTCCCACCCGAGGTGTCTCGTGACGTCCAGGCGTTAACTGGTGACGATGGCGATAACGTCCCCGGTGTCCCCGGTATAGGTGACAAGACCGCCGCGAAGTTGTTAGCTAAGTACGGGGACTTGACCACTCTCTACAGCCACCTCAACGAACTTACTCCCCCTTTGAGGGAGAACTTGGAGAGGTACAAGCAGCAGGTGTTCGACATCGCTCTTCCGCTCGTGACACTGGTGGACAACCTCCCGATCGAGGTTCCCGTAACTCCCCTCACGATGTCCGAGACCAGTTTCGGCTACCTGCGGAAGTTGTTCCTCCAGTTGGGGTTCGACAGTTTGTTGGGTGAGCTGGTGCTGGTCTACCAGTCTCTGCCCCACTCGTGATAAGGATGGAGTGTGATGGGAAACCCAACCCCTGCGAAACCGGAGGACGTTGTCATCACCCTGGTAACGGGACTCAACACTCTTAGGGACATGTGCATCCGTACACCAGATGAGCCAAGTGGGTCTCTCCTCGTGCACTGGGAGAAGGATGGTTTCGTCTCCACGTTGCTCTACTCACTTGCGGTGAAGTTCCTCAACGAGCACGGTATCGAGACCGAGGACGAGGTTTTCACTGTTGGTGAGAGGAGAGCACAACTCGAGGAAGAGGAGAGGCAACTGAGCGCGCCTCATCCGGAGTTGGTGGCGGTGGTGCGGAAGGAAGGAGACCACGTGGAGGTTCGGGTGTTCTCTGGTGAGGGGGAGACACGTGGGTTCTGCGGTTCACTGAGTTTCCCGTTCAAGGACTGGGATGAGACGCACCAGTTCGTGTTCGACGAGGTGGTGGATGAAGATCATCGCACGTGACGAATCCGGGAGGGAATTCCCGAAGTTTCTCCATTTCTACACGAATGATGGGGGAAAGTTGATCCTCTCCCTCGGCTACCCCATCGAGTACGAAGTGACACCCGAGTTCCTGGTGGAACTCTTCACCCACTCTGGTGGGGAGTTTACCATCGACATTGGTGGTCGCCTCCATTTCGGTCACAAGGTCTTGGTGAAGGTTGCTGATTTGCTCCTGGCGGTGGGTAAGTTGTTTGATGAGGTGCGGACTCTGCAACCACCCCCTGGGACCTGTTGACCCCATTTGCCATATAATAGGGTGACGTGTGGCGGAACACCAAGTTGTCGAGGGTGACCTTCTGACCGTCCTCCCGACACTGGGGGTGTTCGACTTCATCTACGCGGACCCCCCTTACGGGATCAGTCACTTGTCACGACCCATCGATTTCGGGAAGATGGGTGTCTACCAAGTGCCACCTGATACCTCATACGACACTTTCGCCAGTGAGGAGGACTACACCCGTTTCACCTGCAAGTGGGTGAGGTGGGTTGCCTCATGTCTGTCCCCGGGTGGGAGTGTGGTGGTGAGTACCACACATCACCACCTTGACACACTCTTGTCGGAACTGAAGGGGTGTGGGTTGAAGCACCTACACAACATCGTGTGGCTCAAGACGAACGCAATCCCCAACATGTCCGCCAAGTTGTTGATGCACACACACGAGTACCTCCTCTGGTTCTCTAAGGGTGGTGGTTGGTATATGGACTACCACTGGTTGAAGAGTTGGAATGGTGGCAAGCAGTGTCGGGATGTCGTGTCCTTCCCGATGACCTCCGAGAGCGAGAGGGTGAGGGTTGACGGGAAGATGATCTGTCGAGCGCAGAAACCCTCCGCATTGATGGAGTGGATCGCGCGTGGGTTTACCAGACCCGGTTCCCGACTCCTCGAGGCATTCGGTGGAGTTGGGTCGTTCGCTGTTGCGGTGAAGAACGTGGGTGAGAGGTCTTGTGTTGTGGTTGAAAAGGACCCCACCCGTGCTGCGATCATTCGAGGTAGGTTGGATCCCGGTGGTGGCGAAATTGGTTAACGCACACGGTAATGAGTGCACGAGCAACCGTGGGATGTGGGTTCAAATCCCACCCACCGGTCCACCCCAAGATGGGGAGGGTTGACCCCGATGCCCATTTGCACCAAGTGCCAACTCTTCGACAAAGCACAGAGGAACTGTATCCCGTGTGACGGTGACGAGTGCCGGTTAGGTCTGATGTTGGTCGGGGAGGCTCCCGGTTGGGAGGAGGACAGGACTGGGCGGAACTTTGCTGGCGACGCGGGTGTGTTGTTGAACAGGGTCCTCGGGTGGGTTAGTATCAGGAGGGAAGACGTTCCCGTCGCAAACATTCTACGGTGTCGTCCTCCTAGTAACAGAGACCCCACCGATGAGGAGATTGATGCATGCCGACCCCACCTGGTGGACGACATCAGACGGTTGAACCCCAAGGTGGTCGTCCTGATGGGAAACTTCGCTGCTCACTCCGTCCTTAGGGTTGGGAGGTCGGGGATCACAAAGGTTAGGGGGAGTGTGAGGACGTCAGACGAGTTCCCCGGTGTCTACTTCATCCCCACACTCCACCCCGCGAGTGCCCTCCGTAGGTGGCAGGATGAGTTGCCCCTTCGTAGGGACCTCTCCCTTGCTCTTAGGATCTGTCGTGAGGGGTACCACCAGATCGAGACCAAGTACTCCGTCTGTCGGACACCCGAGGAGGTCGAGTGGGTGTTGAGGAGACTCTCGGACTCCACAATAGACTTCTGTGAGGTCGACTCCGAGACCACCGGGTTCGACTGTTTGTCCGACAAAGTGGTCTGCGTGAGCTTCTCCAATAGGGAGGGTACGGGGTGGGCGGTACCTATTGTGGGGTACCAAGGTAGGGAGGTCTGGTCTCCCGACGACAAGGTTCGCGTGGTTGGTGCTCTGAAGAGGTTCCTCGAGGGTGATACACCGAAAGCGATGCAGAATGGTCAGCAGTTCGACAGACTCATGTTCCGGGGGTCCTTTGGGATCGAGATGGAAGGTCTCGTGGTGGACTCCATGTTGTTACACCACCTGGTGGACGAGAACCTCCCCCATGGACTCGACTTCCTCTCTGGTTGGTACACCGACGTGAGTGGGGAGTACAAAGACGTTCCCGAGATGAGGAAGAAGGGTGGTGCGAGCAACGTTCCCGACGACAAACTTTGGGAATATTCATCAAAGGACGCGGACGTGGGTTACAGGGTTTCTCGTGCGGTCCTCAGGGACGCAGTTACCGAGGACGTCCTGAAGGTCCACAACCGGATCACCCTCCCATACGCGAGGGTCATGGCCGACGCGGAGTGGTACGGGATCAGGATCAACATGGACACCCTGAACGAGTACCACGAACTCTACATGGCTCGCTACAGTGACCAGGTCAAGAAGGTGTACGAAGCAGCGGGGTGTGAGTTCGACATTCGGTCACCCCAGCAGAGGGTGGACGTGTTGTTCAACAAGTTGAAGCTCCCCATCGTGAGACGAAACCCTCCTTGTGTGTCCAACCCGAAGGGAAACCCCACCACGGATGCCGCCGCGTTGACCGAGTTGAAGAAGGTCCACCCGGTTGCGGGGGAACTCATCAAAGCCACACAGATTGCACACGACATCGGGACCTATTTGAGGGGGATGAACGGAAATGAAGGAATCCTCAAACACGTCCGGTCGGATGGGAGAGTCCACCCAAGGTGGAAGCTTCACGGTGCCGTCACGGGCCGCTTGTCGAGTGAGGACCCAGCGATACAGAACATCAAGAGGGACACTGATGACCCCGAACAGGCAACCTTCAGGAGGATCTTCGCCGCGACCGAGGAGTGGGTGTTCCTGAGTTTCGACTACCAGCAGGCGGAACTCTACGTGGAGGCGAAGGTCGCACCGGATGACACACTCCTCGATATGTTGCTCCACCCACCAGAGGTCCAACTCCCTGACGGGAAGGTTGTCAAGATAGACGTCCACATGCGTGTTGCTGGGCAGAAGTATGGCATCCCTCCAGAGTTGGTTACCAAGGAGCAACGGTACTTCGCGAAGTTTGTGGTCTTCGGGTTGAACTATGGCGAGACGGCGTACGGGTTGGCGGAGGACTTGGGGTGTTCCGAGGGGGAGGCGCAAAAGTACATCGACTCCTACTTCAGCCTCTTCAAGGGTGTGGCTGCTCACTTTGCCAAGACTAGAGCGATAGTGGACTCCGGGGGGATAATCGTCTCTCCGTTCGGGAGAAAGCGGAGACTCTACGCTGCACCAATGCTCAAGAAGGCACTCGAGGAACGGAGGCACTCGAAGGAGGTTCTCGGGGACTTTCGAAGGGCGCTGAACGAAATGTATCGCATGGCGGTAAACGTTACTATCCAGTCGCCTGCCAACGACGCCCTCGGATTGGGTGCCATTCGGATCGCGGAGAGGTTGAGGAAGTATAAGCTAAAGGGTCGCTTGTTGATAAGCCACCACGACGCGTGGCACGGTGAGTGCCCCGAGGACGAGCTTGTGGACACTGCGGAGATCGTGAAGGAGGAACTCGAGAAACCCATTCCCGAGTTGGGTGGCCAGGTCATCCCTACCGAGGCTACCATCGGTCGGTGTTGGGGCGACGACAGCATAAAGGTGAAGGGAATCACGTGAAACTCTGCACCAGTTACTTCGCGAAGCACGGTAAGCACCCGAACGCTGTCTCCATCGGGGGACGTAACTGGTGGCTTCCGAACCTTCCAGCGATCCCGGAACTTACCCCACCATGGGACCTGGTGGCGGATTACAAGTACCACGGTCTTAGTTGGGAGGACTACGCTAAGCAGTACGTAACTCAACTCGACCACCTCGGGGTTGGTCGGGTGGAGGGTCTACTAAGGGATGGTATGGTGCTCCTTTGTTGGGAGGGACCTGACAAGCACTGCCACCGGCATCTGTTAGCGGACTGGTTGCGGAAGTTGGGTCATGATGTGAGTGAGTTGGGGTAGGGACAAGTACGTTTTCCACCCTCCGGTCGCCATATAATATAACGAGGTGTAAGAGGAGGCACTCCGGTGAAGCACTGTTGGTGTGGCGAAAGGTTCAGTTCCGCTAGACAGGTGCGAGAGCATGTTAGGTCGCTCTCATCACCTGACCACTTTGAGTGCTCCATTGGCGACCTCAACGGGATCGGGTACAGGTGCCTTCGCACAGGTAAATCGTGTACCGAGGTTCGAGCGGAGATGAGAAAGGAGACATGGCGATGGAACGGGTGATAGCGACCATCGGTGGCAACCCGGTAACGCTGAGGGTTCACGCGAACCTGTGCCTCAGAGCGACCTGGGTTCGGTCGGAGTTGAGGAAGCAGTTTGGCCACCAGGTTCCCGACCACCTCGAGCGTGACGCCGACTGGCAGGTGCTTCTCCAGTTCCCTCATGGGGAACTCGCGTACGACTACGAGGAGGGGATCCGGTTCAGCTGGGACCCCGACCACCTCGATACGTTGCTCACCTTTGTGAGGATGTTTCTCAGGAAACACAACCTCCCACTCGTCGACGACAAGCCCAACGAACGTGGTGAACGTCCCGTCGGTGCGGTGTTCACGTGCCAACTCAACGCGATGGGTGGGAACATTCCCAAGTTGGAGGACGTGTTCCTGTCGCACGGCTTGGTCCGGTCGAAGCAGTTCAACTTCGTGTGGGAACTGAGGGTGTAAGGGGATTCGCGTGTCAACACCGAAGAAGGGTGACGTGGTCACAGCTGCCGCACTCAAGAAGTTGTTCGGCGGTCGAGACGCGGTACCCGTTCTCTCCCACCTGGCCATCTTGGAGGTTCTACCACGTGAGAGGAAGCAGTGGCAGAAGTTCCGCCTCCTGGTCGACCTCCCAACTGGCGAACAGTTCGCTGAGATGGAGCGCACGATGTACACCACTACCGTCGGTGCCCTCGTCGAGGACGCCTTCTGTGAGTTCGAGACTCTCCAGGGTGAGATGGACGACTGGTACAGCAACCTTCCCGAGCAGTTTCAGCAAGGTGATAAGGGGCAAGCACTGGAGGAAGCGAGTGGGATGCTCGGTGGTCTGAACCGGTCCGACATACCACAGGTTGCCGAGGGGTTGACCGTATTCTTCCGCCCGGGTCAGGGTCTTGGCAGTCGGTCCGCGCGCTGTGAGGAAGCATGCGCTATGCTCAATGCGGCGAAGAGAGCAGTCGAGGAACAAGTGGCGAAGTTGGAGGAAGATGACGAACTGAACGAGTCTATCAACGACCTCAACGCGTTCGCGGATGAACTGGAGGGTGCTGCTGGTGAGGCAGAGGGTGTCGAGTTTCCGGGGATGTTCTCGTAAAGGAACGCACGATGGGTTGGCTTCTACGAGTTGTGTGGAAGGAGGTACCCACGCTGGTCCTCCGCCTCGTGGTTGCGTTCATTTTCCTCTCCCTGGTCGTTCTCTTTGCACTTCTCTGGTAGGAGGGTTGATTGTGATGCAACTCGGGTACGTGTTCAGAGACTCCCATGGGAGACCTGCCGCGGTTACTCTGCAATATGGGAACCCTGACGGGTTGGGATGGACGGTGGTCCTTGCCTTGGCCGACCCCAACGCACCCGTGATGTCGATGACGAACGGGATCGAGTGTTACGTCCAGCAGGCAATCAGTGCTCTGCGGGTGAGGCTTCTGGACGTTATACCGAGAAACATTCGGTGGGTCGAAATCGACTCTGAAGGTGAGTACAGTGTGGTTACCTTCGATTGGGATGGGGAGATACCCCTCGACCCGAAGTGGGCACCCACCACGAGGGAAGAGGTTTCCCACTGGTTGGGGTAACGTGACGAACACACTACAACTCGCCCATCTCGCCTTGCTCGTACCGTGTCTGTCGACCCCCGGGAACCCACTCGACACACTGTGGAACGCGGTTGTCCAGGTCGAGTCTCACGGAGACCTGAACCCGAAGACAAACGATCGCGACTCGCGTGGGATCGTGCAGATCCGTGTGAAGACTGTTATTGACTGCAACCGGATAGCGAAACTAGCGGGTGACGTGAGGCGGTGGACGCTCGATGACCGTCTCTCCGTGGAGAAGAGTTGCGAGATGTTTGGTGTATACCTTGGGTTCTACGGTGCACGGTATTGTAAGCGGTACAAGGTTGGTCGCGTACCCTTCGAGGTACTTGCTCGGATCTGGAACGGAGGACCGGATGGCTGGCGAAAGCAAACTACGGATGACTACTGGGCGAAGGTGAGGAAGGAACTCGAACGTGGGTGAGTCCACCTCTCGGGTCGCCATATAATATAACAAGGAGGGTGTGAAGGTGAAACTCGAGGACCTGGATACGAAGGCACTAGCGATCCAGATCGGTGGGTGGGTTACTCTCGTGTCACACCTACCGGAGGAGAGGGGTGAGCGTCTCCGTACTCTTAGGAGTCTCGGTCACACGTTGGTCCAGACCGGAGAGTCCCTCCGCACACTCGACGGAGCACATGTGATGTCGATGCATGAGGTCGAGGCGTTCGTTTGTCCCGGTTGCCACCAACCCCTCCCGAAGTCACTCCAAACCAGTAGCGGCTATTGCCTCGCGTGCTCCGGAAGGACCTAGCGGTGTTCAAAAACTACAAACGGGATATCCGTGAGGCGTGTCTGAAGGAAGGGCACAGCCCTGAGACCGCGGATATCTTGTTGAGGTCACTCAGCGACGACAGCCTCTTGTCCGCGATCAAGTACAGATCGACCCCCCTCCAGGTGGCCCTGACCGCTATTGGCGCCCTCCGTACTCGGGTCGGTCAGGTGAGGTGTTCCTGGTGTGGAAATCTCGTACTCAAGACGGACTGCCGGGAGTTCGGTCGTAGTAGGGAGAGGATGTACATGGTCTGCACCATATGCAAACCCTGGGAGGGAGTGACGTGAGAGCAACCCCACGACGTGACGGGTCGGTTCGGGTAACCGTCCAGGCACACATCACCTCCCACCTGACTTTCAACGACGTGGTTTCGTTGCTTGGGTACCATGCTGCAGTCTTCGGTGTTGACCGTTTACCAAAAAGTCGGAGTGCCGCCCTCCGGGTGGTGCGTGAGACTCTCGAGAGTGAGGGGGTGAGTGCTTTCACCCGTGCGGGTGACGAGGTTTCGAACGAGGCTTTCATGGAAGCACTCCCCTCAGTGGAGAGACTCGTTAGCGAGTTGTTCCCCGACCTGAAGGGCCAATCCCGTGGACCAAAAACAGAGTAACGTCTACATCGACCCCACCGCTCTCGTTGACGACTCCGTCCACCTTGAGCGGGGGACGAAGATCTGGCGTAACTCCCACGTGATGGAGGGTGTGGTGATTGGCAAGAACTGCATCATCGGGGAGAACGTCTTCATCGGAAAGGGTGTCGTAGTCGGTGACGGGTGTAAGATCCAGAACGGCGCGCAGGTCTTCGAGGGTGTTACTCTCGACCCCGACGTGTTCATCGGACCCCACGTCGTGTTCACTAACGTGTACAACCCTAGGGCGTTCATCGAGTGCAAGAGCGAGTTTCGAACGACGATCGTCAAGAGGGGTGCGACTATTGGTGCGAACGCCACGATCGTCTGTGGTCACAACATTGGTCGCTATGCGTTCGTCGCGGCTGGTGCGGTCGTGGTGGAGGACGTACTCGACTTCACCAAGGTAATAGGTGTGCCCGCCCGTCCACGCGGTTGGGTGTGCAAGTGTGCTGCGGGGTTGAGTTTCCCACTGGACAAGTCCATCGCGAGGTGTGCGGTGTGTGGTGAGGAGTACGTGTGGAAGGACGGGTTTGTTAGCGAGTGGGTGGGAAAGCATGAGTGACTTCACCCAACGAAGGCTTCACGAGTTCATCGACGTGACACTCCGTGGCACGGGTAAGTCTGAAGTCTGGTTTGACTGGGATGTGCTGCACCACGCCTACCTGGAGGATGTACCCACTAGATCTGAACTCGCAATACTGCAAATCGCATCTGTTGGTTCCTTTGCGCGACCCGTTGACGAGTACTTGTCGTTCCGTGGCCACCTCAACATAGCCGCCAGGAGACATGACGCGCGTTTGTCGTTCCACCACGCGGGTGGTGCGAACTTGGTTTGTTTCGATAGGGAGACATCTTCTGGTAAGGGGATGGCCATGGGAAAGCTAGCTGATTACGTTATGGCCTTTGCGATTCGTGGTCCGTGCACCTGTGGGAGGTGCATCGATGCACCCGCTGATGCTAAGGACCTACAACCCGCGGGTCACACGGTTGACCTGACGTTCTTCAAGGTTGCGAGTAAGCCGGGTGCGAGTGCTGAAGTCTTCGAGCGCTTGGCACGGAGCGAGTTCCCCGGATGGTTTGACCACCGTGAACACAACTATCTGGAGATGGGTGCGGCGATGGGAGACCAGGGACTGGCCTTGATGACTATTGGTCTCGGGCACGTTCTCGGTGTCTGGCGAGCCCTCTCACCGGAGACACTGCTCTCAGGTCTGCCACCTGATTTGAAGATGCAGTTGGCTGGTGGTGGCTTCGTTGCAATGAATGTCGCGTCGAAGAAGGAAGTGGTAAAGGTCCTCTCGAAGGGAGCGTAGCGTGAGAACCACGCGTCGTATTGGTAGGGTGTGCGGTAGCTGCACAACGATCGCGAACCTCGTTGAGAGGCTCCTCGGTAGAGCACCCGAGGTGGGAGACATCGTTTGGTGGCGGGACGCCCGGTTTGCTGTGGAGGGGGTCGAGCACGGGTGTGCAACTCGGGTGCGCATGTGCTGTGAGGATCCTAAGAGGTGGCGTACGTACAAGAGGTTCCACTGCAAGAGGTGTAGGCAAGGAGAGGGAAGTGGATCCACTAACTGAGAATCTACTCCGTACCGTGTACCTCCACGGTGACGAAACCGTTGAGGGGATGTTCCAGAGGGTGGTGGACTACGTCCTACAGGACGAACCCGAGCACGTTCGGTCTGATGTCCTCGAGGAGATGAAGAAACTCAGGTTCCTTCCCAACTCACCCACCCTGATGAACGCGGGTGCGACGAATGGTTGTCTCAGCGCGTGTTTCGTGGTGCGACTGGAAGACTCGATGGAGTCCATCCTTACTGCGCAGTACAAGATGGCGAAGATCCATTCTCAAGGCGGCGGAACTGGATTCTCGTTCTCCTCACTGCGTCCTCGCGGGTCGAAGGTCGGTAGTGGGGGTGAGGCGTCCGGTCCCCTCGCGTTCCTGAAGATGTTTGATGCGACTACCGTAGCAATCAAACAGGGTGGGCGTAGGCGGGGTGCGAACATGGGTGTGATGGACATCAGTCACCCCGATGTGGAGGAGTTCATCACTGCGAAGAGGGACACCTCCCAACTCCAGAACTTCAACCTCTCCGTGATGATACCCGACAAGTTCTTCTCGGCACAACCCCCAGACGATGCGTTCGAGGCACGCAAGCTCTTCGATAAGATTGTTGAGAGCGCGTGGATGACGGGTGAACCCGGTGTTCTTTTTTACGACAGGATCAACAGGGACAACCCCGTTCCGTCGCTAGGTCCGATCGTTGCGACGAATCCGTGTGGGGAGATTCCACTTCCCTCACCATCTGTGTGTAATCTCGGGAGCATCGACGTGGCGAAGTTCGTGAAGGACGGAGAGGTGGACTGGGACGACCTCGCACGTGTGATTAGGTTGGCCGTGCTGTTCCTCGATAGGGTGGTGGATAGGGGAAACTATCCGTTCCCCGAACTCGCCGAGGCGGCGGCGAAGACACGCGCAATCGGTCTTGGTGTGATGGGGTTTGCTGACGCTCTCCTAAAGATGCGGGTCTCCTACAATAGCGAAGACGCTGTGAAGTTTGCGGAACAGTTGTCAACCAACCTACAGCGAGTCGCTGAAGACGAGTCCCTCCACCTTGGTGAGGAGAGAGGACCGTATCCGCTCCACGGTAACGGTTCCAAGGGGAGACGTAACGCTCTGTTGCTGGCAATCGCACCCACCGGGTCGATCTCTCGCATCGCGGGAACCTCCTCCGGGATTGAGCCTAACTTCTCTTGGGTCTACACACAGAAATCGTTGGAGAAGGAGTTTGAGGTGGTTCACCCCCTGTACGGGTCGCTTCGGGATAAGGAGAAGGTACCCGACTACTTCGTAACTGCGCATGAGGTCCCCTGGGAACAACACATCAAGATCCAGGCGGCGTTTCAGGAGCACGTGGGGGGTGGTGTTAGTAAGACCATAAATCTGCCACACGACGCGACCAAGGAAGACATCGGGAAGGCGATCCTCCTCGCACACGCTTTGGGTTGTAAGGGCATCACAGTCTACCGGGACGGGTGTAGGGAGGGACAGGTCCTCAAGGTTGCGGGAACGGGGAGGCGACCCCCGTGTCGTGTGGGTAAGACGGTTGAGCAACAGATCGGGTGTGGGTCCCTATTCCTCCACGTCAACAAGTGGGACGGGGAAGTTAGGGAGGTGTTCGCACAAGTCGGGAAGGAAGGGGGGTGCCCTTCACAATCCTCTGCATTGGGTATCCTTCTCAGTGACATCGCTCAGGGGAAGACCTCACTCCGCACTGTGGCTGAGGACCTGCGTGGGATCAAGTGTCACTCGTGCATCAAGACGGGTGCAAAGGTCCTCTCGTGTCCCGACGCGATTGCTCGAGTGCTACTGAACGAGCTGAAAGGCGAACCAGTCGGGGTTGGTCTTACCAACAAGGAGATCGAAGCGATTGTCGGACTGGAGGATGACACCTGTCCCGACTGTGGTGAACCACTCGCGAGGGCTGGTGGGTGTAAGCAATGTTTGGGTTGTGGGTGGTCGAGATGTGGGTGACGTGTCGCCATATAATATAACGAGCCCACAATAGGAGGCATGGTAATGGACCCTCGCAAGAACACCACCGTCACGAACGGGGATTGGTGTGTGTCGTGTCAGACGGGAGGCACCACCGTCGTTACGGACGGGGATTGGAGCACTGCACACCGAACGGGGGGTGGCAACCCTGGTGTGCGGTTGGACGTGTACAAGTTCCCTCTCGGTCACCACATCTCGAAACCCATGCAGAAGGGTGACCACTTCGGTCGGGTGTTCCCCTCAGAGGAGGAGGCATGGGGGTTTGCCCTCGAGAGAGGGTACACTCAGTGGTACGGGAGGAACCTCTGTGAGTTCCACTCCAACAGGTCGTTCAGACGACACACAGGTCGGGAGTCTATGACCCCGAACGACACCCTCTGGCAACTCCACATGCGTGTGGGTCGGCACAGAGGTCTTGCGTGTGCAAGGTAAGGGGAGACAATGAGAGGACCACTGAGCCACAACCTGACGGGTGGCCTTGTCCAGGGTTACTGGTACAGGGTTATCGCGCTCGGTTCGACCTTCGACTTCTGGATGGAGAGGAAACTCTCCCGTATGGAAGCTCGCAAGGTCGCACTGGAGTTCATCGGCTCTGACATCTACGCTGACGCGGACATCGATTCGGTCGTCTCGTTTGTGCCCCGTACATGAGGAGGTGTACCATGTCCGACAGGTCGACTCGCAAACAGAAGTTCATCGACACCCTCGCCGAGTGGTTGACGAGGGACCTTGCGACACGTTCGATCTTGCTGCGGATGGGTAAACGTGAGGCACAGGATTGGGCTGAGTTGTACGGTCTGTCCGGTTGCCACGGTTACGCGACCAAAGAGGAAGCGGTGGCAACACTCACCGAACTTCTGGGGTAGGGTGCAATTGTGATCTGCTTGCGGTGTGGCTACTGTTGCAAGTGGCTATCGGTCGTCATTGTTGACGGCCCTGCTAAGGGACCAGTTGAAGGAAACCTCGTGTTCCACGAGGGTGGTGGCAAATCTTGTAAGCACCAGAGGGGCAGTGAACCCGGTAAGTATCGTTGCGCGATCCACAACAAGCGGTGGTACAAGAATACGCCTTGTGCTCACCACGGCCAGATCGAACGGTCACCGAGGGACAAATGTCGGATGGGTGTGTACCAACTCGCTTTGGCAAGGAATGTGAAGAAAGAGGTTGACGATGGCAAGGCGGAAGGTAGAGTCGAAGGTGTACGAGGTGTTGGTACAATCTCGGTGTGACGACCCCGGCTGTTGGGTACGAGTCTCGTACAACGACTACCTTCTGGACCACGAAGACGGGGTGAGGACTCGTGTTGATGGTGTTGAGGACACAAAGAAGGAGGTGGGTGATGCTAAACTTTGACCAAGCCGAGTACGCACATGTGCCCCAGCGGACGCGAGAGGCTCTTCGTGCGTACTTCACCGACTTCGTCCCTCCCGGAGGCTTCCTGCGAGCGGTCCTGTCCAACGACCTTATGGAAGCCATGGGACGGGCTGACGAGGAGAACCGGACAACGTTGTTCTCCATCTGCTCCTTGTTGTACAACGAGTGCCCCAAGTGGGTGGAGACACCTTGGGGGCACCTCCAAACCTACGGTGACCTGGAGTTGGTGGGTGCTTGGTTGGCTTTGCGCCACAAGACCGACCACCCGGACTGGCTCGAGGGGTGGCGCAAGAGGTGGTGCGTACCCGCTCCCGACCCACCCACTCCCGGAACCTAGACCGTTAAGGAGGAAGTGATGCGACCCACATGTTCGGTGTGCAAGATCCCGATGCGCAGGTCGAAGTCTCGACAGACGATGTACGGGACCGTCGAGCACGTTTGCCCCAAATGCGGACGTGCTCGGTACGCTCCTATCGAGCAACCCGACCTGGGTTCGTCAACCAAGCAACCCAATCTGGGTTCGTCAACCAAGTCGCGGTAAGCCGTGAGACGGGTGCGGGAGAATGACCCGCCCGGCGGGAAGGAGTCGCATCCATGAATGCAAAACCCGAATGGTGTCCGCACACTGATTGTGGTTTCTTGGCGGGTTGGCAACTGATATGCGGTGGGCGGCTTCCAGCACCCGTGCAACACGAGGAGGACTTCAACACGCACCGAATCTGCTTTAAGTTGCCCACGGAGATATTTGATTTACAGGTTAACCGGAGTGATTGCTGGTTAATTGGTCGCGTATTGGCCAAACTGAGAGAACCATGACCCACGCGGCGGGAAGGAGCGACGATGCCTGACCTGAACAAGCGTCTGGCGTCCGTATTCAGCAAGCCCTGGCCGGAGTGGTATAGTCCCGCCCTTCAGGTCTTGTGGCGTGACCCGTGGGGTGGGTGGAGAACCGGGAGCAAATACAAGCACGAGCATTGTTACAGCGATGACGCGATTGAGAGGACAGAGTACGAGGTCCACGCCATCTGCGAGAAGTGGCTGAGGGAGCGGTTGGTGGAGAAGAAAGCCTATATTCTGCTGCACGCGGACGGCTGGTGGTTTGTGGAGCGGCATCTGCGCGGACCGGATTACAAGTGTGAGATATTGACGTGCGAGGGTTGGCGGCGTTGGCTGCCCGCGCGATTGCCAAGTCGCTTTAAGACGTATCTCGACGCCGCAGTTGCCGCGGTCGAGGCGTGCCAGAAGGAGAGCAAGCCATGAACGCACTAGAGTTTCTAAAAGCCTGTCTTAAGGAGAAGGGCTACGATGGGTTGGTGTCCGATACCGGCGAGTGCGGGTGCGGCCTAGACGACCTTGCGCCTTGCGGCGAATCTTTTGACAGATGCTTTCCTGGCTACGCCGGGCCGGACCCGTCTGGCGAATGCGACACTTTGATATACCACAGCAAAGAGGCGGCTGATGTCGCGCGGCGGGAAGGAGCGACGACGATGACTAGCGTCGAGGTCGGGGCAGAAGGAGGACGAGCGATGAGCGAACCGAAGAAGTGCCCGAAGTGCGGTAAGGACGTGGAGTTTGTTGAGTCTGGGCGCTGGCAAACAACTGGTTGGTGGGAACTTGGCGGCATATTCCACTCCGGCCGACGCTGTGCGGAAGTGCGACTCGCCCAGCGCACGGCGGAGCGGGACGCCGAGAAGGCTGGGCGCGAGAAGGCCGAGGCAGGGGCCATCGCGGCAGAAGAAAACGCGAGCCAGCAGCGGGGGGTCGCCGACCAGGCGTTCTTCCGCGCGGAGCAGGCCGAGGCCCATGCAAAGAATCAGCGCACCGAGATCCGCCAGTTGCATCGGCAAATCTCCTTGCTCAAGACTCAGTGCGGCGCGTTCTCGGTCGCCACGTCGATGCAGCCTATGAACGGCACGTGGTTCGCCTGCTGCCTATGGAAGAAGGAATGCGGGAGCATGATTGCGATGCTCGCAGCGCTGGAGGTTTCAGAATCGCGCACCGAGAAGGAGACGCCATGCCAGTACGACAAACTGAAGTCCGTTGCAACATCCGCTCACGCGCGCCTTTGGGAGATGCGACACATGCTCTCTAAGATGCCAGATGACTTACTGCCAGTAAAACTTCACCAGTGGCGGCAACGAGCCGAAAAGACAATGCATAAGTTGGAATTGTGGGGGGCACACATTTAAGAATTTGGGCCGCCTGACCCGGCCGCCGAAGCCGCGAAGGGGAAGCCATGACCGACAAGAGATTCGCCGACATTCGGGCCGAATACGAGGAGACGGGTTGCATTCAGGGGTCGGAGGTCCTTGCACTGCTAGACGAGGTCGAGCGGTTGCGGCAAGAAGCCGTCAAGCGCGAACGCGCATACATTGAGGCAGCCTTGCTTGCTCCGAAAGAGGAACAGCGAGACAAATGGGAAATCTGCGGAAGTACTTGGACGGCCTACGCCGAAGCGATTGTGAAGTCGCAGGCGCGTGAAATCAAGGCGCTACGGGCAGGCATCCAACGTTTGATAGACGAACTATCCCCTCATGCGCCAGGTGGGATTGCAAATGTAGATGAATGGTCTGGTATAGGCATGGCCGACATCGCCGGATTGCGCAGAACCCTGGTAGCCCTGCTGGGCGGGACCGCCGAAGCCGCGAAAGGGTAAAGGAGTGGTTGAAATTGTGTGGGACCTCGTGGGTGGTTGCCATATAATATGATGTGAAGAAACCACGTTAACGGACACAAGGGTTAGGAGAGACAAGATGACCCAAGTACCGACGTCTTTCGGTAAGGCGGACCCCACCGAGGCTCAGAAGTTCTACGAGCGACTCATGGCTGGGGACAGGTGGCAACCCAAGGATGGGATGAACCGGGTCAGGGTCATGCCCCCTTGGGCACTCAACATCAAACAGTGGTGGTACGAGTGGACTCTCCACTGGAACGTGGGTCCCAAGCGGGTGGTCGTACCGTGTCTCCTCAAGCACGGTGGCACAAGGTGTGCCGCGTGTGAGGAGGTGGACAGGTTCCAGCAACAGGGTGCGAAGTTGGGCGACTCGGACATCACCCCTGCACAGTGGGGTGCAGCCTTCAACCTCGTCGACCTCCTCCACCCGGACGTGGGTGCCCAGTCCTACAGGTCCGGGATCCAGATCATGCGAGAGTTGATGAAGTTCGACGTCCACCCCGACTACGGTGACATCACCGACCCCGCGAGAGGGTTCGACATCACCATCTCGCGAGGACCGAAGGGTGCCCAACCCCTATACACCCTGAACGCCGCTAGGAACCCCTCACCACTCGCGAACCAGGACTGGTTGGTGAACCTCCCCGACCTCAGTCGGGCCTTCGTCATATTCACCTACGAGGAGCAGCAAGCGATCCTCAAAGGGGAGGATGTCCTGTCCCGGTTCACCCAGGAGAAGGCGCGAGGGCAGGTTCAGGCACAACCCGCTGCTCAGGCACAACCCGCACCCACTTCAGTGGAACCGCAGACGCTTCCCATACTTATCAGTGGGCGTCAACCGCGTTGCTTCGGAAAGGAGTTCGCCGCGACCGACCCGATGTGCGCTGCGTGTGCGTTCGGTGTGCACTGCAAGGTGGCGTGCAACCCCACACCTCAAGCGCAACCCGTTACCACTCAACCGACACCCAGGTGCTTCAGGCGGATGTACGACCAGAAGTCACCCGAGTGTCTCAAGTGTGAGTTCAAGGTGCAGTGCGGGTGGCCCGCGTAAGGTGACCAGTGAGTCTTGCAGACGACATCGCACAGTGTGTCCAAGAGAAGGACAAGATCGCGACCCGGAGACTGTCCGAACTCCCACCTTGTGGGGTGAAGGAGTGGGTATCCACCGGGTCAACTCTCATCGACGGGGTGATCGGTAGACCTGGAGTTCCCGTGGGTAGGTTGACCGCGATCGTGGGGAAGCCAGGATTCGGGAAGACCACTCTGACTATCCACCTGATGGCGAACGCGCAGAGGATGGGTGCACTTGTGATAGCGTGCGACACCGAGGGTAAACTCGCGCCTAACAGAGTCGCGGAGATGGGTGTTGACCTGAACAACGTACTCCTCTACCAACAACTCTACCTCGAGCAGGTGTTCGCGTTGGTCCACAGGGTTGCTGACGTTGCGATCGGTACCGGTGCACCACAACCCATCCTTTTTGTGGTCGACTCTCACTCGGGAACACCCACAAAGAACGAGGTCGATGCTGAGTTCGACGCCGACCGTGGTGAGGTGGCGAGTTCAGCGAGGATTACATCATTTAACCTCCGTCGGTTGGTGGGTGACGGGATGATCGAGAAGTCGCGGATGGCACTCATCTTTGTGTGCCAACCGAAGGAGAACATCGGTGCTGGTCAAGGGTTCGGTCCCGTACCCGAGACCTATATCGCGGAGAGACCGATAAACTTCCACTCCTCCCTGATCCTCCAGGTTCTGGGGAGGTCCATCTTGGAGGAGAAGGACGGGATCGAGGTTAAGGTTCGGTGCACGAAGAGCCAAATTGGTCCCCCGTTCGGCGAGTGCAAGGTGAGGATCATGAACGAGGGTGGTATCGACGAGTGCACTTCCTTGTTGGAGGTCGCAATTGAGCATGGTTTGGTCAAGACTACCGGTGGTGGTTACTACGGATTGGATTCGCAGGTACTTCCTCCTGGGGTCGATGTAAGTGTGGTGGGAACGATCGCGGATGGGGTCTTGAGGTTCAGGAAGAAGAACTGGAAGTTGATCCTGGACACCTTTCCCACCTTACGGCGGGAGCTATTCGGTTACTGCTCCGGAAGGTTGAAGTAGGAGGTGGTGAGCGTGCCAAACATGCCAAACGTGGAGGAAGTCAGGTTGGTGGGTGACTCCTATTCCGCCGACCCACGTGACCTCGCTCGGTTGCGGGAACTGTCTCGGAAGTTGAAGAAGAGCAAGGCTGAACTCATCCGCGGGGCCATCACTGACCTCCTGCAGAAGCACGACCTTGCTGACCTGGAGGAGGGTTCGTAGCTATGAGAGTGGGGCAACTGCACACCTCGAAGGCGAAAGAGAGGATTCGTCTGTCAATGCTTGGTAGTAGGAATGCCGTGGGTCCACACTTGTCGGTGCGTGGCGATAAGAACCCTAGTAAGCGACTTGAAGTGAGGGAGAAGATCCGGTTGGCTAGGTTGGGCAACCGGTTCGGGTTGGGTCATACCGTCACGGAGTCGCAGAAAGAGGCCTCTAGGCAACGAATGCTTGGCGACCGAAATCCAATGAGGAACCCGATCGTTCTTGAGAAGGTTAGGGGTGACAAGCACCCGTGCAAGCGACCAGAGGTACGTGCGAAGAAGTCCTCAACTATGTCTCGGCTTATCCTCGAGGGAAAATTCCACCCGGAACGGCAAGGACGTGGTGGCTACTTCGACTCGGCGAAGAACGGAAAGAGGCTACACTACCGGTCGTCCTACGAGTTGCTGGCATACAAACTCTTGGAGCAGTTATCGGAGGTTGTCTCCTTCGTTCCGGAACCATTCTCGATTCCATACTTCCGAGAAGATGGTTCACCCCATAGGTACATCCCGGACATCCTCGTCACGTACCGTTCCGGGAAACAAGAGTTGGTTGAGGTGGTTGCAGAGTGGCAACTTGAGGTGAAGGAGTCGAGGTTCGAAGCCGGACGCCGTTGGTGCACAGAGCACGGGATGACGTTCGTCGTCTGGACGGAGAGGGAGTTACACCAATGAGAGTAGCGATTTTTTCAGACACTCATATCCACCCCTTCTCGATGTTCTCCTCCGTGCACTCGTCCGGGATGAACTCGAGGGTGATGGAGACCCTGAGTGCAATGGAGCGGATGTACTCTTGGTGTGTCGAGAACGGGATCACTGATGTTTTTTGCGCTGGCGATCTCTTCCACTCAGGTGAGAGGGTCCAAACCGAGGTCTTCAACACCGTCTCGAGGTTTTTCGAGCGGTGGAAGGACCGGGTGAAGACCGTGCTCGTCGGTGGGAACCACGATGTGGGAAACCTCGGTGAGTCCATCCTGTTCGGGTTACGGAATGACGTGGACGAGATCGTATTGGGTGAACCCCGGATGAAGACCTACCCCGATTGCCACGTTCTCTTCGTCCCCTACACAACCCACTACGCGGACCTCCCCCAAACCCTAGCCGAGTTCGTGTTGTACGACAACGCGGCACCCCACATCGTGGTGGGCCATCTCGCGTTGGAGGGTGCTGTGGTGGGTCAGCACGAGTATAGACCCCCCGAGGGGTGTAGTCCGAGACTCTTCCGTCACGCTACCCACTCCTTCTTCGGCCACTACCACAAGATGCAGGCGGTGGGTGAGGGAGTGATGTACGTCGGGTCGCTGGTCGCGAGAGACTTCTCCGAGGCGGAGGAACCGAAGGGGTTCCTCGCTGTTACCATCGGTCCCGGTCCGGATGGGGTTACGATCGAGCACATTCGGGTGAGGTCGACCGGGTTCGTGATCCTCGACCTCGATGCTACACCCCTTTGTGACGTCCTCCCTGAGAGGTTCAACCAACAGGTGGTCAGGGTAGACTACTCCGGTGAGGTGGACGAGGGAAAGGTCACACAAGTCTTGACCACGATGGGTGCCACTCTGGTGGTCTTCAACAAGAAGAGTACTCGGAAGGTGGAGGTGAGAGTTGCCACACCCGAGGGTTCTCCCCCACCCTCCTTGAACGACTACATAAGGGTTTACGTGGAGAAGAACGGGGAGGGTTTCGACCCCACGAAGTTGGTTGAGGTGGGAAACGATATAGTCAAGCGGGTACATGGCAAGGTGAGTCATGCGTCCACCTGAGTACGATGACGGTAGGTTTAGGTGCCGTTGGAGTCTCCCATGATTGGGTTCCAGAAAGTTCACCTCAGGAACTTTATGCCGTTCGCCGAGGAGGAACTCGACCTCACCCTCGGTGGTCCCACTCTCGTGACTGGGTTGAACCTCGACAAGGGGTTTGCTGACTCGAATGGGGCAGGGAAGTCATCTCTTTTAGAGTCAGTGGTCTGGTGTTTATTTAACGAGACCTTGAGAGGTCTTGCCTCTAGAGACGTCGTCCGGAGGGGAAGCACCAGTGGGTGTGAGGTAATGGTTCGGTTCACCAAAGACGGTACACCCTGTACGGTTACCCGCTACCAAGACGACCCTCGGATGGGTAATAGACTGGTTGTGGAGGTGGACGGAGAGGAAGTTAAGTTGAAGGACAAGTTGGAGACCCAGCGATACGTGGAGAACTTGTTGGGTGTGGACTTCAGGTTGTTCGCCCAGTGTGTGGTCATCGGGCAGGACTCACCCGTGTTCGCTGGTTCGACCGACGCGGAGAAGAAGAGGATCCTCGAACGTGTTACGGGGATAGGTGAGTTCGAGGAGTACGTGACCTGTGCGAAGGACAGGATTGGGGAACTACAACAGGAGAGGGCAAAACACGAGGCTACCCTAACCCGTCTCAACGTGGAGGAGGGAAGGGTCAAGGACGACACCAGGATCGCGAGTCAGAGCGAGGTGGAGTTCTCGAAGACCCTAGAGGGTGAACTCACCTCATTACGTACCCAGAGGGAGGAGGTCCTCGAGAAGACCAAGTGTGCGGACGATCTGTCAACCTCTCTCGGGTTCGTCTCGTCCCAACTTCGTGAGCTTTGCAACCCAAAGGTTGTCTTCGCGAAGGGAAAGGTGTTGGAGGACCTCAAGCGTGAGGTGGATGCAGCTACCCGTTTGGAGGTTGAGGTGAAGGGGAGGAAAGAGGCACTGTGGGACACTGTTTTGGACCAACAACGTGAACTTCACTCGATCCGTGAGGCGTGTCCCACCTGCAAGCGTCCCTTCGACTCCGAAAGCGTCCTCTCCGCGAGAAAGGTTTTGGAAGAGAAGCTCCGGGACACAACCCAGAAGCACCTGACCCTCATCGCGGAACTGGGTCGACTCACAAAGGACACACAGGAGAAGAACCAACGTCTGGACCTCTTGATGAGGGAGTCCAACGACCTAGAGTGCAGGGTTCGTGACCTGGAACGCAAGTGTGCTACACTCGAGGCGCAACTCGCGTGCGTGAGATCCTCCCAAGCCACACTCGCCCAACTCGACCAGAGAATCGAGGGGACTACCAAGAGGGTCAACCCCTGGACGTCCCAACTCGACCGCCTCGACAAACGACTCACTGAGTTGAGGCAAGAACAGGTGCGGGAGGGTGACCATCTGGACAGGATCTCGAAGGACACCCAGTACGTGAACTTCTGGGTTACGGGATTCGGGAAGAAGGGAATTCAGAGTTACCTGTTGGACGATGTTGCGGGGTTCCTAAACTCACGTGCTGCGGAGTACTCCCAGTTCCTTACTGACGGTGGGATCGAGGTCGTGTTCAGCACCCAAAAGAAGCTCACCGACGGGAGGGTTGTGGAGGACTTTAACGTCCAGGCGTACAACAAGCAAGGTGCGGAGGTGTACAAGGGGAACTCCGTTGGCGAGCGTCAGAGGGTCGACTTCTGCGTCTCTCTCGCGCTCCAGGACTTGATCAGGAGCAGGACCGGTGCGGGTGTCTCGTTGTTCATATGTGATGAAGCGACAGCAAACGTCGATGGTGAGGGTTCCGAACGGGTGGTGTCCCTCTTGACGGAACTCACTCGGAGGGGGAGGTCGGTGTGGTTCGTCACACACTCCGCGAAGATGCAGGACCTCTTCCCCTCGAAGGTTAGGGTTGTGAACGAAGGGGGTGTGGCACGGATTGAACGTGGGGGTGACAAGATAGGCGAACCGCACTCGTTGGCTGAACAAGCTGGCACAACGTTCTAACCCTGTTGGAGGGCTTTCCGATGCTCGGTGAGGTAACAAGGGTTGTCCAGGAGATTGATGTCTCTTGGTGGGTGTTCGGTCTCCTCTGTGTGTGGCTCTTCGGGAAGTTCATCTCCTGGTTGGACGTGTACGCAAGGAGAGAGGGATGGAGAAGGTAATCTACCAGCAGCGGGTTAGGGCACGACTGGAGAAGATCCAGAGTCTCGTGTCCTCCGCTCTCTCCGCTACCACCCTGCCCCCGGATATGTTGTCTAGGGTTAGGGAGTTGGCGAAACCTCCATTCAACCCCCACCGGGGTAAGACGAAGGGTTCCTCGTACGAGTCACACGTGGGGAAGATACTTGGTGAGTGGTGGCAGGGTAAACCCTTCAGGCGTACACCCTGTAGTGGTGGATGGGACAAGCACCAGCACGACGGCGAGGTGTATGCGTACGGCGACCTCTACATCCCACCCGACTCTGGGTTCCCTTTTTTGGTTGAGTGCAAGAATCAGCAGGAATGGTCTCTCAGCGATCTGGTCAACCCAAGGATTGCCAACCCCGTTATTGTCCAGTGGTGGCAGGGTGCTGTGAAAGAATCTGTCGCTGTGACCACGGCACGCCCGAAACGTGTGCTTCCCCTTCTTGTCTTTTCCCGTAACGGGTTGGGTTACGACCTGGTTATGGTGAACCCTCAAGTGGTGGGGGTTGGGTTGGTGGGGTGTTTTTACACACACGTTCTTGTCAACGACACACCCTCACCTATCGCCATTCTTCCCATCCAGTTGTTTGTCGCTTGTGTCTGGTCTCCCGGGAAAGAGGGGATTGGGGTTGCAACAGAAGGTGACAAGGTCGCCGGAAAGGAGAAGTAGCCATGAAACGGACAGCGCTTATACTGACAGTCGGGGTGGGTCTGGTGCTGGTCGGTGTGCTGACTGGAGAGAGTCGGGGCAACTTTATTCTCTGGGATGGACAGCAAATGACAGTCAACACAACCCATTCTGAAGGCTCTCTCTATGATACGAGCCGAGCATTTATTGTCCCGGGTGGGTACGTAACCGGTCTCTACGCCCGCGATTGTAGTACTGTGAATATCTGTGGAGGATCAGCAGGTACTCTCATTGCCTATAACGCTAGTACCCTGAACATTTTGAGTGGTTCGGTGTACTACCTCTATACCTGGGGCAGCGGCAGCGTCGTGAACATCTCGGGCGGCTCGGTGGACCACCTCGACGTCCTTGCCGATAATGGTACTGCGAACATCTATGGTGGATGGGTAGACGGTCTCTTTACCTCTGGCGTTGTAGATGTCTTTGGTGGTTCGGTGTACACCCTCTGTGCCTACCCCGGCAGTGTTGTTACTTTCCACGGAAGGAACTTCGATGTGCGCGGTGGTCTTTGGTGGGATGGGAATCGTGTCTTGGGTACAGGCCTCCTCACTGGTGAGTGGATGGACGGTACGCCGTGTGCAGTGAATATTCACGTGAACGAATCCAGGGACGAATACAAGGCAACCATCTTGGTTGTTCCTGAACCGGCAACGCTCGCGCTGCTGACCTTGGGCGGACTATTGGCGTTCCGTCGCCGCCGATGCAAATAAGGTGGCGAAGAAGGATTTCTGAGTGTGACGTGTATCGGTGCGGTACAGACAAGTGCGTCTAGGTTGTGGTGAACGGATTGCAACAGAAGGCAACAAGACCACTGGTGAAGTGCCCCGTTGAGGGGTGTGGTTACACATGCCACGGGACCCAAGCACTGGGTCGCCACACTCGCTACAAACATCCTACCCAGAGGGGACCACCAGAGAGTGTCACCCTCGCGATGGGTACCCTTAGGGGCCTCCTCGCGTTGGTCGACAAACTGGGTTCACCCGAGAGGACCCAAGCCGTCTCGACCCTCGCGGACGCGATGACCGAGCAAGAGGTGAAACTCAGGTTGACACTCATCTCGGTTGCCCTCGATAAGGTTATGAGGATTGCACAACTCGGACCCGCGCTGGCGAACCTCGACGCAGCGTTGGTGGGAAAACTCGACCCCACCTCGGTTAGGGGTTTCACTAGTGAGCAGTTGGTGGACTTACAGAAGCACCTCGCCGAGACCCTGACTAGGGAGTCCGAGTTCCTCGAACGTATACTTAGTCTGAGGAGCACTGGTTCGTCTGAATTCTTCGTCCAACTGGTCAACATCCTGAAGGGTGCGATGTCGGGTGCGAAGGGACTCGTCGCAGTCGGCGAAAAGGTGCAGGAGAGGACTCTCTTGATTGGGAAGTTGACCGGGTTGGACAGGGAGGTTTTGAGGAGACTCTTGAAGCAGGGTGGTGAAGGGGTTTCGTTAGGTGAGTAGCAACTCCCAAAGTGAGTTGTCTCCGGTGGGCCATCTCGTTCTGTCTGAGGTGCTCAAGGAGTTGGACCAACAGGGTACGTCCCCCTTGCTGGGTGCACTCTGGGGGGAGGACTACGAGTTTGTCCCTGTCTCCCCTGAGGTGTTCTTCACCTGTGAATACTATATGGGTGGCCTTACAAGTGGACTCCACCCAAAGTGGCTCACCGAGTTGTGTTACGTGTTGGACCCCTCGAATGGAGTAACGGAGTGGGTTATAAAGGGAGCCGTGGGTACTGGGAAGACAACCGTGTCCACCCTCGCGCAACTTTACAAAATCTACGAACTTTGTTGTATCCGGGACCCCTCCGCGTACTACGGGCACCTGCCCGGTTCGGAGATTGTGTTCGCCTTCTTCAGTGTTACCCTTGACAAAGCGGACGTCGGATACGACGAGTTGAAGAGTTGGTTGGATGCAATCCCCTGGTTCCGTGACCACGCTCCGAGGAGGAGGCGCCCTGACGACCCTATCCATATCCCGAGTAAGAACATCACGATCCTCGTCGGGAGTCTTGCCGAGCATGTGTTGGGTGAGAATGTGTTTGGTTACTGTCTAGATGAAGCAAACTTTTTTCGGAAGGTTCCCGGGAAGGTTGTCCGTCCCTCCGATAGGACGAGAGCGCACCAGATTTACAAGCAGGCGAAGAGGCGGCAACAGTCCCGGTTCATGCGGTTCGGTAGGGTACCTGGTCTCACGTGCCTATTGGGTTCTGAGAGAACCGAGACCGAGTTCCTTGAGGAGCGTGAGGGCGTTGCGAAAGGTGGAAGTGCAGGACCAGACCCCTCGATCCGTGTAACCCGTTTTGCCCTCTGGGATGTCAAACCTGTGTCGGACTACCCGTCGAGGAAGAAGTTCCAGGTGTTGGTGGGACGGGAGGGTGTACCGAGTAGGGTGCTTGATGACGACGAGGTCCCTCCCAGTGGTTTTGAGGTGTTGGATGTTCCCGTGGAGCACCTTGGTGTGTTCTTGGAGGACACCGACGAGGCAATCCGCGACCTCGCAGGGAGGTCTGTTGCGGCTTACGGGCACTTCTTCACGCGGACGGAGTGTGTCCACTCGTGTGTGGACCACTCCAGAGTTCACCCCTTCACTTGTGAGGTTGTCTCGTTGTTGAGCTCGAAGGATCCCGACGCGAGTCTCATCCCGTTCCTCCGTCCCGAGTTGTTGTTCCACACAGAGAGGTCCCGGTCGGTCCCAATTAAGGATCCTCACGCGTTGAGGGTTGGTCATGTTGATATTGGTCTCACTGGTGACCCTCTTGGCCTGGCGGTGGGCCACGAAACAGATTTGGGTGGTGTGTACTTCGACCTAGTCCTCCGGATCGTCCCTCCCACCATCGGAGAAGTTGACCTGTCCTCCATCGTGGAGTTCTTCCAGTACCTTCGTGGGCGAGGGTTCAGGTTTGCCCGCGTTACCTATGACCAATTCCAATCCAAGCACTCTATCCAGTTGCTCGGGAAAGTGGGTTTCGAGGCGGATAAGTTGAGCATCACGTTGAAGGAGTACAAGGATCTCAGGAGCAAGGTCTACGCAGGTCCCACCGCGTGTAACTACTATTGGTATCCCCCTCTGGTGGAGGAGTTGGTGCAGTTGAGGAAACCGCTGGATGGGCTTTCCACACCCGAGCACCCCGAAAAGGGGACGGATGACATTGCCCAAGCCGTCGCGGGTGTTGTGGGGAACTTGACAATCCTGCGCACTCAACGTCGACCGCGTGACACATCGCGGCAACGCGGTGTGGTTGTCCCCGTTGTGGGTCGTGAGGTTAGGTTTGTAAAGGAAGGTTGGTGATGCATGGCACTTGATGTCCATCCCCTCCGTGCGCTGTTGACATTCTTCGGGTACTCCCAAGGTGTCCCACCTAGGGTCTCCTTCAGGGGGAAGATGTTAGACCCCACCAAGTGGGGTCCCCTCGGGGAGGACTCTCCCGTATTCAAGTGGTTCCAGGACGTCACCCGTATCGCCTCCGACAGGGTCGGGCGGTACCGAGAGTACGACATGATGGACGACGAGGATATCTTATCGAGTGTCCTCGATATGTACAGTGAGGATGCGGTTCAACCCGACACCGCGACGGGGAGGGTCCTGTGGGTTGTTTCCAGGAACCCCGACATAGAGAAACTGGCGAACGACCTATTGGACCAGGTCGGGATGGAGTCGAAGGCGTTCACGATTGCTCGTGGGATGGCCAAGTATGGTGACCACTTTGAAGCTGTTCAGCAGAAGGTGGGCGAGGGAGGCCAACCCGCGGGTGTGGGTGCGCTTAGAACGCAGAACCCGTACCAGATCTCGAAGGTGATGGACAAGTTCGGGAGAGTGGCAGGGTTCTATGTGGGTGACGTCGGTGGTCTCCAAGTCTCACCCGACCCTACCGCTCCGGGGTTGTCCGCACCTTGGGACTACATCCACTGGTTCCTCGGTGGGAGGTCAGTGGAGGACCCCAACCATGGGTCGTCCCTTCTGGCAGCGGCGAGGAGGACGTTTAAGTATCTCAGGTTGATGGAGGAGTGCCTCGTGCTGTACCGGGTTAGGCGCCACCCCGACAGACTCAAGTGGAAGGTCGATGTGGGTGACGCACCCCCGGATGAGGCGAACGAGATCGTCCAGTACTTCCGCCAGGCGTTGCGGAAGAACATGTTGGTTGACACCACGACTGGGGAGATCAGGTCTGAGATGAATCCCATGTCCCTTGACGAGGATGTGTTTATCCCCGCAGCGGACGGGTTGCTGACTGACGTGGACGTTCTCCACGGGTCGACCCAAACGGGGAACGTCCTCGACATCGAGTACATGAGGAAGAAGTTGAGTGGGTGTGTAAGAGTCCCACCAGACTACATGGGGTTTGCTGACACGAGTGGGACGCTGAGTGCGAACACACCCCTTGCGAACCAAGACATTCGGTACTCGAGAGGTGTGAAGCGGGTTCAGAACGGTCTCATGGTGGGTGTCTCGTGGTTGATCCAGATCGACCTCCTTATGCGTGGTATTGATGTTGTGCGGGAGGAGAACGAGTTCACAGTACGTGCACACCCTGTAAGCTACCTCGACGAACTCCAGCAGGCGGAGACAGCGAAGACACGGTCGGACATCGTCACGAACCTCCTGACCGTTGGGAAAGAGCTGGGAGTGAATCAACAGAAGTGGTTGGAGTACGTGGCAACATTGAGTGGGTTCCCCGAGGAAGTTCTCTCCCTCACGGTCTCCGGTGAGTTGTTCAAGTCCCACGAGGGGGAATGGACGAAGAAGGACAAGGAAGCCCTCACCGAATCCTTAGCCGCCAACCTGATGTACCACGTGCGTGTGTCCGCCAACCCCGGTGTGTCGAGTAGGGGTTGCCGGGTTAGGTTGTGTCTCCAGTCTGGTGGTGTGGAGCACGTTATCACAACACCTAGCACCTTGGTGGAGGCCATCAAGGTGCATAAGGGAAAGAAGGAGGATTAAGGTATGCCACCCACAGGTGAGAGTCTCACCACACCCGAGCAGCGGAGTTGTGTCCACGAGTGGACTAACGTGGTGGGAGCGGTGAGTCCGAAAGGGGGTCGTGTGGTTATGTGTCCCAAGTGCAACGCTACGAAGGACCTCGACCCTCCGGTCAAGGAGACCGTGAAAGACGGACGCCCCCTGCTGATGGAGTGACCCGGGGTCGCCATATAATATAGTGGCGGCAAGGAGGACACCATGCCAGTCTACAGGGTCATCTCGATCGGGTTCCCACACATTTGTGCACCCACGGCGGTGGACGCGATCGAACGGATTCGGGAACAGTGGGCACCCCATGTTGACTACCTGAATGTGGGACCCGCACGTCCTGTGAGTACCCTCCTCTCCGAGTGGAAGGTGACTGTTCTGTGCAGGATCCATGTGGTTGTACCCATGAAGCTCTACGCGGGGTCTGTCGCGGAGGAGCACTTCAAGTCCCACGGGTTAGCCGCTCACCCCGTTACCATTTATCTCACCCAACGTGAGGACCCCTTGGTTAGGACACCAGTCATCCAGGGGAGGGTTCGGGGGAGTTCACCCATCGTGAAGGAGGAGGTGCTGGTTGGCACCCAAACGTGAGAACCCCGGATACGAGTTGGGTGTTGCCGAGACCCTGGAGTTGGTGAGGAGGTTCGTCTCTGAGGTTGACGTTCCCGACCCCGAACCACACGAGACCGATACCAGCGACCCCACTGGGGTGATCCGCTTGAAGGGTCAACTCCAGAACGCACTCGCTGGGTTGGCGCACACGTACTCCGACCGTGAGGTGTGCCTGGTCAAGGCTGGGAGGTACAACGGTTCGGGGTGCAACCTTGTGGTGGCTAGGCAGAGGGATGGTGGTGTGACTCTGTTGGTCACATTGGGTGGGGGTTGTGCTCTGGGGTGGTTGTTCGACTTTCGTGGTGTCTTTTGTGGTCTTACAGCACAAAAACCCCCACCGTGACCACTGTGGCACCTCTACTCCCATACCTAGTATAATCTCTCAACACGGTACGTTGTGTTCGGAGGTACCCCAGTGGTGTGGTCCCCTCACACCTCTGCTTGTGTAGCTAGTGAGTTGGTCGATGGGGGTCTGGTGGTCGACCTGACCCAACGTGTTGGTGTTCTTGCCGAGCATGCGGGTTTCCCTCCTCTCCTTTCTCGCGTGTTAAGGAGACTCACCGAAGCGTTGGGGGACCAAGATTGGTCCCAGTTGGGTGTCCTGTTGGGTGTCCTCTGGTATAAACTCGACAGGATCCTCTCCGCGCTGGAGCAGGTCGACAGGAGTACCCAAGGTGTGGGTAGGAGTAACCAGGAGGTGGGTAGGGAACTCGTGAACGCGATCTCGAGGTTAGACACGTTGGTTAGGAGTCTACCCCAGCGATGACTCTGTGTCCACATTGTGAAAACGTGAGAGAGCGTAACAGGGTGTATAGGGATCAGGTGGGTGAACCCTTCGTGGTCATCAGTCGTTCCATGCCTAACTGCTCACCTATCCCCACCGTTGTGTTGAGAGACCACGTAGGGGAACTGCAACCACACGAGATGATCGGTGCGTTGACCGCACTCAAGGGGGTCGGTGTCAGGCGGTTCGGTTCCGCGTTCTACGTCGACTACTGGAGCGACTTGGTGGACGGTCACTGGTCCGCCTCCGCTAGACCCCTTCGTGTGTCCTCGAGGTTGGACCAGTATGGTGCAACACCCACGTGGGTCGCACTCTGTCGCCAGTGTGGTTGCAGGTTCGAGGTCTCCGAGTGTGGTCTGAAGGTTGCTCCTGGTGGGGTCCTCCAGATTTTGTGCCCCCGGGGATGCCTAGTTGTTTCGGTTGACGTTTCGAATAGGTTAGATTTGACTGGGGACCGAACGGGACGTTAGTTCTCCACCGGTTCGACCCTTGGTTCAATAGTAAGACGTTAACGGTGGGAAATGAAGTGGGTCCACGTCAGATCCTCAAACGTGGCAGCGGTTGGGTATGACAAGGAGCGGAGGGTTCTCCAGGTGGAGTTCCTCGGTGGTAGCATCTACGAATACGACAACATCCCTCTCGAGGTGTTCAACGACCTTCCGAAGCAGCAGTCCATCGGTCGCTACATCCGGGAGACCATCTCGGGACGACCTTTTAGGAGGGTTAGGTGATGGCACGGAACGAGATCCAGAGAGTGGTCGACAAGTTGGTGGGTGAGCAGAGTCCACCCTCGAGGGGTAGACCGAAAACTCTAACCGTTGCGGACCTCCTTGAGGTGCTGAACGGCTTTCCCACCAACCTTCCAGTTATCGTCTATAACACCGAAACGGCCGACCTGTTTGGGATTAACCGAGTTGTCCGATCCGAACCTGGTTACACACCCGACCGTGTGGACATCCTGATCGGTCAGAAGGTGGACATTTTCGGTGGTGACTGAGTTGAAAGGGGGTCGACCGTTTTGATTGCACTCTGACGCGATTCGCCCTACGGGTGGGTCGCACCGTGTGGTCTTTTGTCACAGGTACTGTTGGACCGAAAGGTAGGCCTTAGACCATGAACGAACCGAACACATCACGGCAGCCGTTCCAGACCGCACTCAACCCCAACGCTTGGGTTGTGGTCATACAAGACCAGGAAGGCGTTGAGGCACCCGGTGTCCGTACCGTCCGGGACTACTACCACCACCTCCATGTGGAGTTGATGGCGGACTCCGCTAACACCGCGGTGACGGAGTTCCAGGTGCAGGACTCTCCCGATGGTGTCACCTGGACCCAGAGGTACAAGCACCCCGCGACACTCGTCCCCGGTGGCAGGTTGTCCATCGACACCCACCACGTCCAGGCCAGGTTCAGACTCCTGGCGTTCAGTCACGGACGGGGCAGTATCCGGACCATCCTTCTCGCACCCGAGTCGCAGGCGAACCCCGACTACCAGTGGCCACCGTTGCACTGTGCCACCTGGTGCGAAATGGATTGTGAAACGGGAAGTGAGACGCAAGGCTAGCAGCCTTTCGTCGTAAACAAAGGGAGAGTGGTGGTGCCACGTAAGGGTGAACGGATGTCCGATGAGGCTCGGAAGCGGATTGCCGAGAAACTGAAGGGCAACCGTAACTGGGTCAACAGTTCTGGTTTCACGGGGCACCGCCACTCACCCGAAACCGTCGAGCGGAGCAGACAGTGGATGCACGAGCACTTCCACCACACCAAGGAGCACCGTCAACACCTGTCTCGTGTTATGGTGGGCAACCAGATCTTCAAACTCAGTCCAGGTTTCCGAGGTGGACAGCACACAGACCTCACCAAAGCACGGATCGCATGCGCTATCTCCCTATGGCATGCTAATCCCGTCAACCACGAGTGTCATAGAAGGAAGTGCCTTTGGGGTGAGGACAACCCTAGTTGGCGGGGTGGTGTGGTAAGTGACTATGGTCCCGAGTGGACTGAGGAACTACGTGCAGCGATCCGTGAACGTGATGGTCACTTGTGTGTTGCTTGCCACAACCCGCAACGTAGAACGGGTAGCGGTTGGGGGTACAAGAAGGTCCTCGAGGTGCACCACACCAACGGTGACAAGCACGACAACCGACCCGAGAATCTGGTTTCGTTGTGCACACCATGCCACATGCGACTAGAGGGCAGAAGACTGAAGGGTAAGGTGGACGACCAGTGGAGCGGAGTCGGTAGGCTCTCTCCAACTACCGGTACGCTCCGCTCCACTTCGGTGCTGATGCTGGTGTCGGCATAGAATTAACCGCTATGGCAACTGTAAGGGAACTTGTCTACGAGGTCCCGGACGACTTCGCACTTTCTCGGTTCTGTGGTACGGACCGCGAGGCACTCCTCCAAGCGATCGCTTCCCGGGACCTCCCGAACGTCCTCCCACCTACTATGGTGATGTACCATAGGTTGGTCCATCTGTTGGGTGAGATGGGTTTCTCCAGGGCGATCTGTTCAGTCATAACCCACGGAAATGGCGAACTCAACGAGTGCGACCTCGCTGGGATGTACCTAGTTCACGTATTGGTTCCCGTCGTGTGTGGTAAAGGAGCGGTAACGTGATGGTTGGTGGTCCACTGGTGAAGGAAGTTGCCACACATCTGTCACCCAATGGTGGTAAACTCTCAAGGTGGGCGTTAAGGAACGCGAGGGACAAGATGATCCGCTTCGCTTGGACCTTCCCCTCACTCGTCCTCGCCCTCGGTGTGAGGAAGGCTCTCGAGGTAGGTGGTTTGTTACCCTCAACCGAGGGGTTAGTGAGTAAGAAAAAGGGTACGGGTTGAGAGAACCTATTGTGAGACAACCCTTTACCCGTTCTACGGTGGGTTACATATGTTAAAGGAGCGATGCAATGTCACACGACGAGATCAAGAGAGCGGTGGACAAGTTGTTGGGCGAGCAGGAACCGCGG